ATGGCTAAATGGGATTTCAGCGCTCAACTGTGGATCGAAACATGCTGTAAGTGCAAAACACGTTTCGGAATCTCAGATGAGGTCTATCGGGTCGCGCTGCAGCAAAGGGAGCATGGCTCCTTTCACTGCCCGCATGGTCACTCGCAGCACTACGTCACAGGTGAAACTGAGATTGAAAAACTCCGCCGTGAGCGCGACCGGCTTAAACAGAACAACGCCTATGAGGTTGATAGAAGGCGCGCTGCGGAGGCAGATGCGGAAGCCCAAAAGCGATCCGCAGCCGCCTACAAAGGAGCCGCAACGCGGATGAAGAACCGCGCCAAGGCTGGCGTCTGCCCGTGCTGCAACCGGACGTTCCAAAACCTCGCGAGGCATATGGCCTCTCAGCACCCAGACCATGAACTCAACAACGTGGTCGAGCTTGGACAGGCGGCCAATGACTGACCACCCCCTAGACCTCCGCCCCCATGAGGTGCGCGCCGCGCTGGATGGCCGCTTGTCGCTGATCGTGAGGCCGTTGGAAAACGTGCCGCCAGCGCCAGAGCCAGACTGTCACCCAAAGCACGTTCAAAAACACGAGGCACCTTATCTCGACGCCTATTGCTCACAGCACCGGACAGACACAAACCCACGCGGCATGTCTCGTTTTTGGAACTGGTGGCAGGTAGATGACCGAATGTGTTGGCCTCAGTTCGAAGTTCAGTTCGCCCCTGGGGATCGGCTCTGGTGCCGCGAGACGTGGCGCATAGGCGCTTGGCACTACAACAATGCAACAGTCGCGCTGGATTACGTGGACGGCCCGCGCAAAGAGTGGCTGGACGTTGATGACATCGACCAACTTCATCGCCTGATTGATGAGTCTCGTGAAGATGCCCGAAAGGCTAACGTTCGGCTGAGTGATCTAACATATTACGAATACACATGGCCCCCTGGCCATAGCCCAACGCGCTGGCGTCCCTCCATCACCATGCCCCGTTGGGCCTCCCGCCTGACCCTGACCGTCAGCGATGTGGACGTGAAGCGGGTTCAGGAGATCAGCCCGAAGGAAGCGCGTTCCACCGGCGTTGACCCGGTTCACATGGCCCCCGGCGGGCCTTACGGCAATCCGAGTGACGGTTGGCTTGACTACCGTGAAGGGTTCAAGCGCCAGCACCAAGACGCCTGGGACCGCAATCCATGGTGCGCCTTCTACAGCGTCACAGTCCAAGAAGGTGGCGAGGTGTCCGCATGATCATGACGCAGGAACCCGCGACACTAGAACAGGCAATTGACCAATCCGCTGCCTATGTGCGGCTTGCAATCGAGTGGTTCGATCCAACGCACATCGTCACGATGGTGTCTGGCGGCAACGACAGCGCGGCGACACATGCGCTAGCCGTCGAACTCGGGCTGCCCGTCGCAATGTCGATCCACGGACGAACGGGCTGCGGCCTTCAAGCAACTGAGGCCCATGTCGAGGCCAATTATGGGCACGATGCACCTTTGGTCATCGCTGACGCTGGCCGGGCGTATGAAGAATATGTGATGCGCAAGGGCTTCTTCGGCAAAGGCACCGACGCCCACAAAATGGCCTATCACGTGCTCAAGGCTGGCCCCTTCCGCAAGACTGTTTCCAAGGAACTGCGGCAGGGCAAGCGCAACACGCGCGTGCTCTTGCTCAACGGCGCATTCAGAGCAGAAAGCCCAAACCGATCCAAGACACTCAAGCGCGTCAGCATGGACCCCGCCGCCCCCATGAACATGTGGTTCAACCTGATCCACGATTGGACCCCAGAACTCCGCGACAAGTACCTCGCGAGCCGCAACATCCCTATCAATCCAGTTTCCAAAGCGCTCTGCCGGTCTGGCGAGTGTATGTGTGGGACGATGCAGACGGCGGCGCAGCGCATAGAGGCTGCGGCATTCGATCCGACCTGGGGCGCATGGCTTGACGATCTCGAAGCCGAAGCCCGCGCGGCGCATGGATTTGGATGGGGCGAGAGCAAGCCGCGAGGCACCCCCAAACAGCCCGATCTGTTTATGCCGATGTGCTCGGGATGCAGCGTCACAGTCCACCCCACCAATATCGACATGGAAGGATAGAGCGATGCTTGATCTTGCAGGAAATGGCGCGGTGATCTCGGAGTGCGGGCAATACCGCTATCGCTTGGACCGCCATATCGGCTGCGGCGAAAAGGTCTTCGCTTTTTTCGGCGTAAACCCATCCACCGCCGACGCTTCGCTTGACGATGCGACGGTGCGGAAATGGCGGGGGTTTAGTCAGCGCCTCGCAGCGCGTCGATTTATCGTTGGCAACGCATTTGCATTTCGCGCTACGGACGTTCGCGCGCTGGCATCAGAGCCTTTCCCGATGGGGCCTGAATGGCGTGACCACATCGACCGAATAGTCGAGGAGGCTGACTTTTTGGTTCCATGCTGGGGAGCAAGCGGGAAGCTGCCACGAGAACTGCATAGCCAACTCTACACTCTCATGTCGATTTTGCGCGAAACGGGCAAACCTCTCTTTTGCTGGGGACTGACGGCGAGTGGCGACCCCAAGCACCCGCTGATGCTCAGCTACGATACGCCGCTTGTCAGCCTTTCGGGAGCCCCCTCATGACCAGTAGAGACATGGAAGGATAGGACGATGAAAGAAAGGGTTATCGATCTTTTTTCGTGCATCGGATGTCATGCGCTTGGCTTTCACCGGGCCGGTTTGTCGTCGACCGTCGCTATGGTCGAGAAAGATGAGTTCCGCCGCTCTGTTCTGGCGCGGCGATTGCCGAACATCGCCCTGCATAGCACGGTCGAAGAATTCTCTCCGCCACCAGCCGATATTGTTTTCGGAGGTCCACCCTGCAAGGAGACGAGCGTTGCCGCAGCAATACATAACAAACGTACAGGCTTCAGTCTCTGGCCGGAAATGCTCCGAATTGGGATCAACGCCGGAGCTGAATGGATTGTCGTGGAGCAGCCGCCGGGACATTCGGCGTGGGAAGCCGAAGTGTGTAACGATCTTTCCAAAGCTGGTTTCCACGTCGCCCGACTTGAGTTCGGCGCTTGCGATCTTGGCGCACCTTACATTCGCCGGAGAGTCTACTTGGTGGCCTGCACCAGCTTGTCGCGATTGGAGGTCGCCTGGCGCGAGGGACCACGAGCGATTGAAGCAGTCGCGCGGGCAGCAAATGCCCGAGGTGCTTGGGACCCGGGTAAGCTCAGGTCTTTACGAGTGGATGCTCGATCTGCCGGAGAAATGGAGCGATCCAAATCAGCTTTGAGACGCAGCAGGCTTGAAGCGCTTGGCGACAGCAATCCGCCAGAAATGGCCGAAGTGATCGGAATGTGCATTGCCTCTGCCCTTACAACCCCGGAAACCCCCAATGACCAGTAGAGACGGAGGGGCGGCACCCAACCCAATCGGTTTCGACGATAGGCTGCTCGCCATTTGCGCCGCAGCATGTGCAGAGTTTGGCGATCCGCCGTGCTGGCAACTCCCCGATCTTGTTGATCCGTGCGAGCCGATCGCGCCCTGCGCGAATTGCTTAGCCCTCGCCGCTGACAACGCCGCCAAAGACGCGGAGATTGCGCGGTTAAAAGGCGGTCTTACCACAATCCACGCTTCATTACGTGAACGACAGGAGCGCTTGGGTGAAGAATTTGAGGCCGCTATCTTTGACGATTTGGAGAGTCTTTATGAGGACTAAACTGTCAATGACTTACACGCTAAAAGAAGCGGTTGAGCGCTCTCTCAACCCTCTGAATCTAGTGGTCGCAGCTATTGGCATTGGGAGTTCTGGATGTTGCGATTCCGTTATCTACTACAAGTAGGGCGCGTGGCGCATTCCAGCAATTTTCGGCTTCGCTATTCTGATCTATTGAGAGACGAGCTTCATGTTCTTTTGCTACTCGGTTTCGCCGTCTTTCAAGTATCTTTTGGCGGACATCGTCTGCGTCCATTCCGGTGTCCATGCAATAGGCCATGATAACCGCTTCCAACCCCCAAACGGCTTTGTAATCTCCCTCCCTGCCTTCAATGTCCGCCAAGTCGGAAAGAGTGTCTATTATGATCTCGTCTGGTGTCATCATTTCTGTCATCATCGGCCCCTGTCATTCTGGGGGTGAGACTTCAATGATTTGGTTAACAGCCTATTAACAATGGTTCTTATTGCTGGTTGTCGGTCTATTACGTCACGTCCTACGGCTAAGCAGAAGTCGCTCCTTCAGAACTCGTTCAAATGCAATCGCAGTATTCTCATGACCCCCAATGCGGGCAGCCGCGAGGCCCTTCTCAAGGGAGTCCTCGATAACAATCTGTTCGTCTCTCAGTGCAGTTATGCCGGGAATCCACGGCTGCTTCGCGCCTTTCGTAAGTTCCATTCTCTCGTCCTCAAGTTGATTCGATTTTTCCGCTTCAATTGTTGAGACAATCGAAACCTGAGGTTAAGAAAACCTTAATCGCCCTTGTTTGCATGGCGATAGTGCATCTCTCGGCGACAGTTCGCCCCATTGTTCGATATTGTAAAGCAACGATCCGCTAATCATCTGGCGTGTCGGGCGCGCGGTTGTCGGCTCCATTCTTCACGCTGAGGCCATTATCATAGACTCGCCTGATCTCTGATGGTCGCCGCCCACAGACGCGGCAATACATCTTATTTGCGATGGATCTGTCTTGATCTAGATCCGATGTTCTCACATTGTTCACGGCATGCTAGACAGATTCCAACCGATCAAACCGCCTCTACGATTCACCCATGCGCCCTGCTTCATCGGCGGAAAAACCGAGCCTGGCGACCGGGTTGTGCGGTGTAACGGTCACAATGTCGGGCGGGTACATCAGCGCGTGTCAGATTACAGCGGTCGCTGGCAATGGATGACCTGGGCCTATCCGGCCAGCCAGGGTGATGCACCGACCAATGAAGCCGCGCTCGCCATGGTGAAAGGGTCCGTCACGGTGCTGATCGAAAAGGATGGCGGGTTGACGCTCGACAAACGGCGCCCGCCGCAGAAGCGTTTCGGACGCTAGAACAATTCAGGGTCGATCTCTTCGATCAACTCAGGCCCATCATCGTCACGCCCAAAGGGCCGCACATCCCGCACCAGAAAGCGACCGGTCCAGCTTGTGCCCCAATCGCAATCTTCAAAAGTGAGCCAGGGCATCAGTTCATCATCCGATAGGATAACCGGCATGCGGCTGTGGATATGCGCAATCTCTGGCTCAGCCTCGCGCGTCACGATGGTGCAGGTCTCGGTGCCATCGGACAGCGTCGAATGCAGCCCCGCAAAGAAGAACACCGGATCATTGCGCTCAAGATAGATCAGATGTGGCTGTTTCTTGCCCTTTTGGCCTGTCCATTCGTAGTAGCCGGTTGCGGGCACCAGGCAGCGGTTCGAGCGCCAGGCGACGCGAAAGGTAGGGCTCGACGCCGCGCTCTCGATCCGCGCGTTGAAGGTGGTGGCCTTCCAGTCTTTTACGCCGCCCTTGTGCCAATGAGGCACAAACCACCACCGCGCATCGCTAGAGGCCAACGCGCCCGGCCGCCCGGTGACAACCGGCACAAACTGGGTTGGCTTGATATTGAAGCTGACCCGCGCCGGCTCAGGCCGAATAATCGACATCGCGTCGTGATATTCCGCCCAAGAGGACTCGCCTAAAACAAAACGTCCACACATGGATGCGATGAAAGCGGCGCTGGCGGCTCAGGTCAATGGCCTGATCTCGAAGACCTGCAGCTGCTCTGGTTGGGCGCTCACGGGCTATATGATGCTCGACCGAAACAGCGGTTCACAAAAACGAAGCGTTGCCAAGGTGCAGCCCGTGACGCAAACCCGTCGCCGTCTGATTTGCCCGAAAACGGATCGGCGATCTTGCCTGTTGGTCGATTAACAAATACGGACGGTATAAGCTTAGATCGTCCCACCATAAGACAGAGAACGCACGCAATGACCTACTCTCGAAAGAACCCGAGCGCGCGCTATATCGAGCTCGTGACCCAATATACGGACATCCATCGCGATGGTCTGCCGGATCAGCAGCTTGCGGGGGATGACGTGTACTTTGGCGCGAGCCTGCTGCAGCACCTGCCGAAGGTTAAGCTCCTGGCAAGAGAGGTGGGTGCCAAGTCGCTGCTCGACTATGGCTCCGGCAAAGGGCGCTACTATACAGCGAAAGACATCAAAATGCCGGATGGAACCACAATCCCAAGCATCAAGGAGTATCTGGGTCTCGACGATGTACATTGCTACGATCCGGCCGTACCCGAACACCGAGAGCCGCCGCAAGGGACGTTCGACATCGTGGTGTCGACCGACGCACTCGAGCATTGCCCTGAGAGCGACATACCTTGGATCATGGATGAGATATTCAGCTACGCGCGTTGCGCGGTCTTCGCGAATGTGGCAAGCTACCCGGCAAAGAAGACACTGCCAAATGGTGAAAACGCCCACGCGACACAACGTATGTCAGATTGGTGGGATGAGCTTCTGAAGGGCGTCTCTGCCAAGTATCCAGAGGTCAGATATCAGTTCGAGATCGTTCAGTTCGAGAAATCCCTTGCTACGCTCTTCCGAAGGCGGCGGCGGGTGCGAACGGTCAGCGGCTAGTCGTCAGGGATAGCCAGTCTGACACCGTAGCGCGTACCGACTGCATGACATCCTCCCAGTCCCGGCCATTGCGACGGACCAAGGTGGCATCTGGATACCACGGCGTGTGATCCTGGAAGTAGGGCCAACTCAGGTGGAAGCGGTCATCAAGAAGAACTATCATAGGCCGACCCATGGCGCCGGCAAGATGGGCGCCTGAATTGCTGATTGTGACGATCAGGTCAACCGCTGACAACTGTGCGGCAAACCCGTCCATATCCACAAACTGATCGATCTGCGGGTCTACTAAAACGTCGCATGAGCCGGCACGTTCTACGCGGGCTTTCGCTTTGGCCACGTCCCCATACTGAAGCGAGATGAAATGCGCATCCATGCCATTTAGAAGCCTGGCCCAGGCGTCAAAACTCGGTACATCCTTGCGTGAGTTCAAACTGCCCCAAGCGATGCCAATGAGCGGTTTGCCATCTGGCGCATAGCGTGCTCTGAGGCTCTCTGAGAGGTCCAAATCGGCTAGAATTGGGCGATGTGCCGCGGCAATTCTTTGTTCCGAAGTTGCGAACAGTGCGGGCAACCGTTCCAGACCGGCGTGATACTCATCTGGTGCGCAAACATCTTCGGGCATATCGTCTTCGTTCAGGAACGTCGCTGTGGGGAAGCTTCGCGAAAACATAGGGATCAGACGAGGTTCAAGATAAACCTTGCAACCCGGCGCCCGCTCCGCTGCGAGGCCGATCATGGATGCATATTGAATGGCATAGTGAATGCTCTGGCGATCGTAGCGCATCGGCGTGATGACGAGATTGCCGTCAGGGAGCGGCTGGCCTTCCCAAGGTTGCCCAGGCGCAACCGAAAGCAATTCATGCCCTTGAGCGCGTAGCTTGTATGCCCTAGGAAACTCGCCCAATCGCTCCAACGCCGTCGCCAGGTAGTGAAGTGTTTGTGCATCGGGTGCGGTTTGCGCTTCAGTCAGCGCTTGATCCAACGATCTGAGCCCAGCCGATTGTCCGCCATTTGCGACGGCGGCACCGATCGTCTGCTCGACTGTTTTTTTTGCATTCGGTTTGCGGGCGCTTTGTCCTGTCAATTTCTTCCATCCATTGCGCGCATCTTTCGCCAACCGGTGCGAAAGATCAGCAACGTAGCGGCGGTAAGAGCCATGATAAAAGCTTGGCATCTGCTTGAAAAACCTATGTCAAGGTGGGACGGTCGAGTTTGGTTCCGATCCCACATTGACTCCAGGTTAAGGGAATTGCAAATAGGGCCTCACCGAAAACTGAGGTAACAAGAGCAGGAAACTGCATGTCGGATTTAAGGGTATTCATTGGCTGGGATTCTCGGGAGTCCGAGGCGTACGATGTCGCTCGCCATTCACTGCTGCGCCATGCGAGCATCGACGTCGAAATCACGCCAATTAAGCTTCCAGATCTTATCGATCAAGGTCTTTACACGCGAGATGTTGACCCGCTGGCTTCAACAGAATTCACGTATTCAAGGTTTTTTACGCCTTACCTGGCCGGGTTTGATGGTTGGGCGCTTTTCTTTGACTGTGATTTTCTTTGGATTGACGATGTCGCTCCGCTCCTGGACTACCGGGACGACAGCAAAGCCGTGTTTTGCGTCCAGCACGATTACACGCCCAAAGAAACCCACAAGATGGATGGGCAGGTTCAAACCACGTATCCACGTAAGAACTGGTCGTCCTTCTTGTTTTTTAACGCCGGACACGCTTCCGTCCAGCAGCTCACACCGGACGTTGTGAATCGTGAAAGTGGTGCTTTCCTGCACCGGATGGCTTGGGTGGACGATAAAGAGATCGGCAGCCTTCCGACCGCCTACAACTGGCTCGAAGGCTGGAACGATGTTGCCACCGATGGCCCACCCCGCGCTGTGCATTTCACGCGCGGCGGCCCCTGGTTCAAAGAGTGGCAGGACGTCGACTTCGGCCCCGAATGGCTCGCTGAGCACGATCTTGCCAAAGCGAGTTGAAGGACGGGGCGGCCCCGCAAGTGGTACAAGGCAAGGTGATAGCTGACCTAGGTCGGAGGTCTCAGATCCGGCCCATCCTGAAGGCCAAGGCAACAATAAGTCCTAGCATGCGGTCTCGAAGCGGTATCCGGGCAACGCCAGAGCCCGGTTCGCGCTTGTAGCCGAAACTTTCGTAGTCGCGTGCAAACCAACTCCGAATAAGAGCCAGATCCTCCTCCGAGGTGTCGAAGTCCCCGACATGGGCATACGTCTCCGGACCCTGTAGAACAACCGCTGGCAGGTCTTTGGGGGCGAGAGAGGCCAGCCATACCGTCACTGCGTCGAGGCCGTCCTCAAAGTAGAAGACCTTTGCCTCCGGCGGGACAAAATCGCTCTGGCAGCGAAAATGATTGTCGAACACGGACGGATAAATGCGGCTCGCCACAAACATGACGCGGCACCAGCGCGTGAACCCGATCCGCGCGAGGGCCCGGCGTTTCCGCCGGTGCCGACTCTGGAAACGATATTCACTTTGCAGCCGTGTCACAGGATCACGGACAACAGCGAATACCTGATCAGGCGTGCGGTCGAGTTGGCCGCATGCTGTCGCCCAATCCATATGTTGCCGAGATGTTCCCAGCCGGTCTGAGATCCAGCCCCCGCGTTTCCATCTGTCGGTCCAGTCCGCGTCAATGAAACCGATGTTTCCAAACGCGTCATTCATCCAACGTTCAATGTTGCGTCCACCGGTTTTCGGTATGTGGCAAAAGTATAGAAGCATCCCATCGAGGTTTGAATATGGCAACAGGGTATCCCTTCCATCCGCCTTTGGTCAGGTTCTCATACTGACTGGCTGACCTTTAAATACCGCTGACGAGTGATGACTACCACATGTTGCAGTGCTTCGCTGACGGTATGCGTGCGCAGGTGCACCCCAAACCCTAGTTGCACGGCCACTGTCAAGCCGACGGCACCGATTGCCGCTGTCGACACAAAAAACCTTTGGGGCTCATCCATTAGAATCATGCCGTGACGTGGGCAATGGCTTCAGAGAGCTGCGTGGCTATCGCATGATGGGTGGTACGTGAGCGAAGGTGCTCCATTCGATCCAAGGCCGTCGCCCATTCCGGTCCGCCAAAACTGTCGAAGAGATGCCGTATACCCTCATTCAAAGCATCAGCCGACAGGTCATCAGCGAGATACGGGTAATCGTCCCCCAACAGGGGAATGACGTCATCCACCGCCCGGTTCGAGAACACTACGGCACCCAATGCAGCGGCTGAGACTCCCTTGGTGAAGGGCCGGTACGATCGGTCGGGGTCGCCAGCCAACGCATCTGCTTTCGGCGGTCTCACGCAGTAATGGCAGTTAAATTGACCCAACTGGTCGACGCTGCTCAAAAAAGCGGAGCGCGATGAAGCATCGAGAAACGTGATCTTACTCTCAAATTCAGGTGTCGTTGGCGAGTTATGTGACGACCCAAGAAACCCGATCCTAAGCTGATCCAGATGCCGTCGCTCGACATAATCCAGAGCTGAGTCGTAGTTGTGCAGTACAGTCGCGACTGTACCGCTGGTACGTCGGCCCTTTTTGTTCAGGCGGGCGAGCCGGGCTCTTAAGGCATCAGCGCCCACAAAAGACGTTGCAATGTGGCAATCGACACCCCAGGTGGGTCCTTCGCTGATCTTCAGATCGACATAGTCCACCAGAATTGCCGACGCTTTTCTTCGAAGGCGGTCCAGATCTTCGGATTTCCAACCAAGCACCGCGTTCTTTGAGAAAATATAGACGCTGTTCTTTGGTTCCAGCGCAACCCACGCTTTGGTCCAGGCTTTCTGTGCGTTGGAAACCGGACGAGTGACCACATCGAACTTATCGCCGTAAAAACGCTGCATATGGCTGGCCATCTGCGAAACACGCATCACGGAACTGCCCATGTTCCGCCGTGACCAGCGGAAAACAAAAACCAGCCTCTGCCGCCTGCGCAATTGCAAACTCCTAACGATCGCCCCTTATAGTGGAGGCTCTTGTAGCCATGTTTTCTGCATAGTGGAATGGTTCGGTAAGGCATTGACGTCGCCAGCCCGAGTACCGGTGACCAGCGGCTTGCCCGAAAACGGGTTTCTAGTTGGTATCCTATCAAGCAGTCCGGCTCGAATTCCGCGGCGCCCCATCAAGGAACCATGGCGATTTCGTTCACCGGGCAGTCGTTTGTTCGACCAGCGACGAACGGCTCCCTCTTGCTCGACACGCTGACTCTTTTGCTATTGCAGCGAACTTCCCATTTCCGCCCTCCACTTTGCCATACAGTCACATTTGTCTTGGCGATCTTCGTAGGGTGCATGTCTGGCACATTCAAACCGCAGTTCGCAGAGTGGAAGAGGGTCACTGCTGATCAAATCAGTCGCGATATGTCCGCAAGGGCCGCCAGGAAGTCTGCGGCCGATAGCGTGAGCTTCACCTCTCCCCGACCGGCTTGCTCACATCGATCGCCCACCGGACAAGAAGCGCGTGCCGATCCGCGCAGGTCCGATGATCGGCACGATCCCCAATCGCGATACTGATCGTGTAAGCCCGCCCGTCCAGTTCAGTTGGACCATCGCAGGCTTGTGTCAGTTCGGTATCCGGCGGGTCGGGCTTAATCGAAACCGGCCGCTCGATCGAGCGCGCGCAATTGCTCAGGAGCAAAACCGCAAGAAGCATCACCATCAGAGATCGCGTCATTGATCAGCCCCTGTGTGAGAGTGTCCAAACGTGTGCGGGCGGCAGCAAGATCCTCGGCCACGTCGCGATACTTTGCATTGACCGCAGCATTATCGGCCCGAGCCGCAAGCTCGGCCACCATCTGTGCCGCCTGACAGGCATCGCGGGATTGTCCTGCCCTAAACTCACCCCACCAAACCACACCGGCCGCCATCGCCGCTAAACTGGCGGCTCTGAGCCATCCTACAGTCATGCCACCCGTGCGCTTTCCATCCAGCCGGAGCTGATCACCTTAAAACCGGGGCAAAGCTTCGGCGCATAGTCATTGTGGCCGGACACGCGCTGAAGCCGCGTGCGGCTCGCGATCTCGGTGATCACCTCATGCAGGCTGATCCGCTGAGCTTCGGTGTAGAAGTCGACGAACCGCCCCATCCGCGTCACCCGCACAACCGGCACCAACGCCCAATGCAACACGCCGCGATTGCGCTCACGGCAGCCCGCGCCGATCATCTCATACGGGCGACCCGACGCGCGCGTGCCATCCGGCGCGATCAGGCCATGATAGCCTTCCGCGCGCCACCCATTCGGAGATCCTTGCCAACCCGGCGCAGTATGCAACGCGCGCACCCAGGCCATCATCTGCGCGGCGGTCTTGCCACGCCACCAATCCGCCGCCGTCGCGGTGGTGTGCACCATCACTTCATTCACCGGATACCGTGCCCGGCCCTGATAGATCATCCGATCATGCTCAAGCTCAGTCGCCCCGGCGTTGCCGAAGAGCGCGGCCATAAATGCCGCGTCTGGCACCCCATCCACCGGCAGACCATTCGCAGCCTGAAAAGCACGGATCGCGCCGCGCGTATCGTCACCGATGATGCCATCGGCCCCATGCGGCCCGATATCGAAGCCATTCCGGTCAAGCTGGATCTGCATTTCGCGATTTGTGGTCATTCGTCGTCACTCCGTTTTTCGGGCACAACCTGATCAACAACGCGGTCGGCAATGTCGTCGGCGCGGCTGGAAACGCGGTTCAAGAACTGTGCGATGAAATTGGCGATCCAGCCCGAGGCCACACCCGTCGCGGCCATGCCGATCTGCACCGGAAACGTGATCTCGAACGCCGACCAGGCGATGGCGGTCAGCGTTGCGAAGAAAACGGCCACACCTAGGATCGCCCAGACCTTGCGGCCATCGCGCCGGTGGCGGGCCATGACGCTTGCGCCAGCCGCTGCCAGCAACACGCCCGCAATATATTCGTGGCTTGGGATCGACACGCCGAGCCCCGCAAGGGCCAGCGCCAGATAGTCACGCAACACATTCGTCGAAGCGTGACCGGCCTCCATGGCCGCACGTCTGAGTGGCATATCCATGCCCCCTTCTCTTGCTCGATTTTCCGTTGGTTGGTGTGGTTGTGGCCCTACGGCCAGTGGCTGTCGTCGGCGAAATCAGCCGGGATCGGGTCCATGGCCAAAAGAACATCCATTGCGCCATAGATCGCGCCCGTGGCCGCCGCCAGCGCATCGCGCTTCGCAATCACTGTCGTGGCCAACTCCGCGACGGTGACGCCGCGCCCTGCCGCACGCGGAGTTAGAAAGGGTGTCGCCGCAGTTTGATCAACTAAGTACGCTTCAGCCTCCTGAATCTGCACAGGCCAAGTCTCGCGTTCGCACACGAGGTATTCTGCGACCAGGGCCTCAGCACGCCGGCCAGCCTCACCGCGCACATCGGCGATCGTCGGCGGCTCCACCGGCGGTGCTTCAAAGATATCGTCCGGCAGACGCCGGTATCCAGGCAAAACGTGGTCGGGCACCTCGATCCATTCGTCAGATGGCGGTTCGACAAAGGACACCACAGTAACGATGTTATCGACGATAAGCGCGGTTTTCATATGCGCTCTCCCTCTACAAAGGCAAAGACCTCGTGTGGCGTCTCCGTTCCGTAAGTACGACCGACACCGATGCGTTGGGCGCCGGCGGTCGACGTGGAGATCGCTTCCAAGCGCAGCGTCTGCCCCGCACTGACATATGCCCGACCCAGGGAGTTGTTTGGTAAGGATTGCTGCGCATAGTTGATCACCGTATTTCCGAGACCAACCGCGTCGCCAGTAACCGCGTCCGCCAGCCGAGCGCGCGCGAATGCTCGGTCGGTCCCCAGGACCACACCAAATCGCAAGAAGCAGTTCGCATTGACCGTGAATTCAGGGCCGCTTGGAGTGACAAGACCGGCTGTATCCGAGACTTCGGTGTTCAGGTTCACCGTCTGCCACGTGTTTGCCGCAGCGAAGTTTGCGCCAGCGGTTCCTGATGGCTCGCGAAGTTCGAGCACGAAAGACTCTCTACCCCCACCAAATTGCTGCCAAGCGCCCCAGCTCGATCCGACCTTCGCCGCCCAAAACTCTTCGCCACTGTCGCGCTCCTTGATCACCAGAAACTGATTGGTTTCTGAAACGTACGACGACCAGCCGTGGAAACGACGGTTTGCGATTGGCGCGTTGGGTTTGTTGTGGCCACTCACGATTCCTGTTCGATTGATCGTATGCCAATCGTCAACATCGATGGATACATCTAGGCCCAGGTGCGCAAGCTGAGCATCAAGGTCAGCGGCTCCCAAAAGGTTGTAGCCCGCTGGCGTCGCATCAAACAGCGATACGCCATCCTCACTGCCGTTGACCTGTAGGACGCTGCCAGCGCGACCACTCAAATTAGGAAGATTACCGGTAAGAAGCGCGTTGGCCTGCTCTTCATTGTAGTCCACAACCTCCGACATGTAAGCCGTCAGCGTCGGCCAGAACGATACGTTTACTTCGGCTCGGTCGCTGAACGTATCCGGCTGACTGCGCAGAGCGGGGGGTGGGACTGTTGGCGCAACTGGTTTTGTCATCTTAAACCATTCCTTGAACTTGGATTGAGAGGATCGAGTTGGGGCCTGCCTGATAGACGAGCCGGTAGTCTCGAGCGAAGCCGTAGACATTCGCCGCCAAGGCGGCGCGATCATCGCCAACCCAGACCGCCGGAGCACCGCCACGAAGGGCGCGAAGCTTCTCGAAGGTTACGAGAACAGAGGCTGTTGGTACGACCACTTCAAGATCGGCTAGGCGTGTTGCCTCGCGGACCGTCCGCGTCAGATTTCCAAACTCGTCATTTTGAACGAAGCTAAAATCGAGGCCTGACAAGCCAGTGCCGGGTGTGACCACCTCGCCAATCTCACTAACAGGTCCAACTGCAAGCTGGCCAATCGCTGCGATGCCGCCCGTGTTAGTGACAGTCACCTTAACGACGCCATTGGCGTATGGCGGCAAGTCGGTGATGATGAACTCGGTCAGCGGCGCAAGATCGGCAAAATAGTAGTCGTACCAATTGGCGACGCTTGCGGCGGCGTAGAGATCAATCGTCCGTTGAAACACAACCTCGTCCGGTGATCCCGGGATGTACACTTCCACCGAAACGGCGGTTCCCATTACTCCGAAACCGGCGATCCCACCAACAAACTCGCCTGGGGCAACCTCAAGAGCAATCTCATCTGTCATTGTTGCTTGGACGCTTGGCTTTTGGTCGAACATCTTCCAGCGGTTGGTTGCTGAAATGATCTGCCAATTAACGGGATCAGGATCGTCGATCAGCGGGTCCGCCAGCGCCGTCATCTCTAGATCAGGATCGTTTCCTTGGTTTGAGGATGTGAGGCTGCGATAGACTGTGTGGGTAGACGTAGAGATAACGAAATCACCTCGCGCGTAGGCCGTGCCGTTGTCCCACTCCGCATGGTCGTTTTCGGGGATATTGCTGCTGAGGAGTTTCTCATCCGTCACCGTGATCGGCGTGATGATCTTCATGTAGTCGGCTCCAGATCGGTACGTTGCTGAATGGCAAGGATACTGCTGTTGATGCGGGCGTTGTTCAGATCGCCTTCTCGAATTGCGGTCACGACTTCACGAAGAAGATCAGCCATCTCAGCATTGTTGGCGGCTACCACCTGCTCCATTGACTGCCGATAGCCACCCGCAGTCGCTGCATAGGTCGCATCAGCCAGCGTCCGATAGAGCCCCTGCCCCGTCATTGCGTCGTTCAGAGCATTCACTTCCTGGGTGATCTGGGCAAAGGCCGGAGAAAGCTTGATCAGCGATGCGACAAGCTCGCTGTCACCAAGCTGGTCCGCTTCATCCACCAGGGATCGGAATGCCGCCCGCGACGCTGGTAGCGTGTCGATACCAAGCGCAGATAGCTCCGCATTCAGAAGCTGCGTTGCGCGCGCCGTCCGCTCCGCATCTGAGAAGAAGTTCTGGTAATAGCTGCCGGTTGCTGTCGTGAACTCATCCAATGTGCCGAAGAGATCTACAAAGGCGGACGCCGCGGCTCCACCGGCAAGGCTGATGTCGTAGAGCTTGAGCTGTAGATTGCTCATCCAGTGGTTCGTCGTGGTCAGGCTGTTGGCCAGCCGCTCCAAGGTTTCGGAAGCCGTCTCCCCGACCCGGGCGAACCCTGTCAGGCCCGGGATCATATCCGCCATCGCATCTGCCGCGCCGGTCAGCGCTTTCGTGACGGCAGACTCAGCATCTTCCTCGCTGAGGCCGCGTGTGCTGATCCGCATCGTGTGCGCAAAGCCGTCGAACGTGCTGGATGCAAAGCCAAGCGCATCCGCCGCGCTGTAGACCCCATCCCGCAAGGTATCCACCATGCCGGTGATCGCGGTTGTCGTTTCTTCATCCGCGTCTGTCAGATGCGTGCGCACCTTCTTCGACAGGCCCCAGAACCGCTTGGTCTGAACAACTCTGAACTCCTGAACAAACGTATCCATGTTGTCGATTGTCACACTAAGACCGGCGTCCAACTCCTTGGTGCGCTTGCGGAAGAAGCTGAACGCAGCCGCGACTGCGCCCAGGACGGGGATGGCTGCACCTATCGTGCCTGCAAAGCCCAGACCCGCAGCGTTGGCTCCGATGTTGAAGACATTACCGAGACCGCCGGACAGCGCATTGCCGAGACCACCGAGAAGCCCCGTACCGCCGCCTAGACCACCGAAGCCGAGAATAGATCCGGTGTTGCCGAAGGAGCCGAGGAAGCCGCCCAGGAGGCCCTGACCGGACGCGAGGTTGCCTAGCCCCCCACCCTTGCCGTCAACGACTTGAGCGACCGCGCCTGTCGCACCACCACCCGCAAAGCCGACCGCAGGCATGACGATCCTATTTCTCAGCGCGAGCATGGTGATGCTGATGAACATGTCGCGGAACTCCCCTAGAACCGCTTGAGTGAACGATCGGACATCACGGAAGCCGCGCCGCATCCAATCGCTGAACGCATCGGACACGCGGTCTACGGATCGGCTCATGTTGCCGCGCATTTCTTCTGCGAAATCGGCGGCTGCTTGTTCGGACTTGGAGAGTTGTTTGGATGTCTCGGAGAGGGCGGAGGATGCCCGACCCGAAGAACTGGCAAGGTCGTCTGTTGCCGAGGTCGCCTCCTCCGTTTCTTGACGAAGGTCCGCCATTATCTCTGTCAGACGCTCCATGCGTGCGCCCTGCTCTGCCGCCTCACGGTCAAAACGAGGGTCTCTCGGATCGTAGATGGGGGTCTGAGACGCCTGAGCCGCGCGTCCAATCAACCCCATCATTTGCATCGCGCGATGGAGCGAAATCCCAAGTTCGTTGGCGAGGTCGCGTGCGCCCGAAATTGCTGGCCCGAAATCGACCCCGAGAATCTCACTGCTGAGCCTAGATGCGGTCTCGGTCGCCTCTTCGACGGGCTCGCCCAACGTAATTGCCGCACCAGTCGCGGTTTCAAGAGCTGTCTCAATCAACTCTATTGTTCGAAGGGCGGCGCGGTACTCGTCGTCCGTTTCCCCCGCAACCGCGAGCAGACGGTTCTGCATCTCAACATTACCTCGTAGCCGTTCAATCATGGCGCGGTAATCGTTGATCTGGCGTTGGCTAGCCCTGTCACCGGCCTCGTTGATCCTGGCCTGCATGCGCTGAACCTCTGAGAACGCTGCGACCTGTTCATTCGCGAGGCGCTGAAACTGATCTGACGCTCGGATTGAAGATTCGAGTTCTTGCCGCTGTGCATCAGCCGAAGCGAGGTGCGCCCGCGCTTGCGCCAGTTTCACACCCGCAACGTCGATGGACATGGTGCGCCCCTGGGTGAGCGTTCCGGTCAGTGCATCAATCTTTGCGATTTCCTGATTTATCCCGGCAGCGGCGGCGTAAGATGCCTCCGAGAGTGCGACCGTGCTGCGAGAAAATCCAAACACTCGCGGGCCTGCTCGCCCGACGAACGAAATCAACGACCCGAATAAATCGACCAGTTCAGACGTTGCCCGGACCACGCCGGTGATGCCTCGCACTGTCGCACGCAGCACCGCTGTCAGCCCGGCGTCGCCCAAGGCGATGACGAGTCCCTGCACCGATGACCAGAGGCTATCCAGATCGCCGGAAAGATTGTCACGGATCGTCCCGGCCATCCGGCTGGCCTCGCCCTCGACGTTCGAAAGCTCCTCCGTCAACTCGCTGAGGCGACCTGCCTGGCTTGTGAGCGCCAAAATGGCAGGACCACCGCGATCTCCGAAAATCGTAAGGGCGTCTGCTGCGCTGATACCCGAAGCCGCTAGGCGATCCACAATATCCACGACGCTTGTAGTGGCCGGGTCCACCTCTTCGAGCGTCACGCCCAAGCTGTGAAGCGCGGCAGCAGCCTGGCTGGTTGGATTGGCCAGCGAAGATAAGACACGGCGCAACCCGGTGCCCGCCGCCGAACCTTGAATCCCGGCGTCCGACAACACGCCAACCGCTGCTGCCGCTTCGCCCAAATCGACACCCATCGCGGCTGCGACAGGGCCGACGAAGCTCATTGCGCTGCCTAACTGCGAGACATCCGTGTTCGCTCGCGAGGATGCAGCGGCCAACACGTCCGAGACATCGGCGGCGTCTTCAGCAGCGATGCCAAAGGCGCTCATGATGTTTGACGCGGTGTCGGCAGCTTGTGCCAAGTCCATGGACGCAGAGGTGGCGAGGTCCAAAACGGCTGGAATCGCGGAAATGCTCTCGGTTGCTGTGAAGCCTGCCATGCCCAAGAAGCGTAAGCCGCCGGCCGCTTGCGATGCGGTGAACTCCGTGGTTGAGCCAAGCCCCGACGCCGTATCCCGCAGCCTCTCCAGTTCATCGGTGGTTGCACGCGTGATCGCTTGTACTTGCGACATCGATCGGTCGAACTCTGAGATCGTTCGAACCGCAGCGCCAAGCGAGACCATGGCCGCAGCCGCGCCAACGAAAGAACCAGCCATCGCCGATGCGCCTCTCGCTGCTCTGCCGAATGTCCGACTTAGCCGAGTGGAGGCGCGTTCTGCGTTAGCACCGGAGCGGGTGAAGTGGTCAAGGTCTCGCTTGGTGCCGCGAATAGCGCTGCCATCAATAGCGATGCCGAGATGTGCGATTGTTGTCATCGGCAAATTCCTTGTCAGAAGCAAGAAAAGCCCCTAGCGTTTCTAGCTGAGGGAGTTTTTTTGGAGGTTTCACGATGAAGGTGTTGGCTTCTTTGGCAGCGGCCTTCTGCCTTTGCTCACCGGCTGCTGCTGAAACTGGTCGCGATGCGCTTTGCGCTGGATTGGGTAGCCTTGCGGCCACGATTATGACGCAACGACAGAACCAAACACCGATTTCGACCTTGATTCAGGCGTTGGAAGGCAGCAGCCCCAGCGAAGACAACGCGCCGCCTTGGCACGAAATGACTCGAGCCATGATACTAGAGGCCTACGAAACTCCGTATTTTCACACAGAAGAGATGCAGCAACGCGCGGTAGCCAACTTTCAAAACGAGATTGAACTAGCGTGTTTTACAGGGGCCTTAGGCTCTGAATAATCTTGCGCTGGCAGGCGCTTTGTTCTCATACAGACTGCGACAAAGCAAGGGCAGCTAGACTGCCTCGCCCTCTTCTTAGAGACAGCATCATTCACCCGAGACGACCTGCATCTTCGGGCCTTCGGGCTTGATGTTCGTTTCCAGATCGGTCGCAACTTGCTGCATTTGTACTGCCACTTGCCGAAGGTGCTCGGCGAAGGCGTTTGCACGCTTGATCAAGCTCGGCTCGTGATCGCAGTCGATATCCTGCAAGCTAGACCAGATGACCCGGAGCGCGGCTTCGACGTCCGGTATCTTCTCCTCGAGGGCGGCAATATCCTCGACGAGTCCCCTTGCTTCGATATCGGCGTTCTTCAGATCGTCCAAATAAGCTTGATGCTCCTCGACCCGCGCACGCAGGCGTTCTGCATTCTGCTTCAGTCGCTCAATAGATTTGCGCGCCGCGGCTTCTTCGTTCTTTGCCTTACTCGCCTGCGCTTCCAGCTTTGAGTAGGCTTCGTTTGCCAATCCGTCAGCTTGCGCCTGAGCCGCTTCAAGCGCCTTGACCTCGGCATTTTCGGCAAGTTCAACTAGTCGCGCAGTCTCCTCTTGCAACCGCTGTTCCGCCTCTTCCTCGCGCTCTTGGGCTGCTGAGAGATCGGCAGCGACCTCCGCTAAGGCGTCTGCCTTCGCCCTCTCGATCAAGGCCGACTGCCCTTCCAAGAGGCTTCGGTTTTGGTCCTTGAGGTCGTCGGCCTGTGTTTCCGCATGATCCGCGCGGGCGCGTTCCTCTGCAATCTCACGCTTCATGCGTTTGATCTCCGCTGCGGTGACGGCTTCGCCCGCTTCTGTCCTCGCCTCAACAGCGTCTCGAACCTCGGATGGCGTTGACGGGGCTGCAAGTTCATAAAGCACCGTTGGATCCAAATTGTTCAGTGTGAACACTTTGTCCCGATAGACTTCCGCAACCTGCATGAAGCGGGTTGCCGTGGGTCGGCTCATCCCAAACTCGGCCTCTATCCATGGGAGGAATGCGCCATGTGGAAGGCGCTCCTTCACCGCAATCAGGTCGAGGCCGATGGCCACGATATCCTCAGTGGTCCGCTTCATGCGGACGCGGATGCGCTCTGCGGCGGCCCGAACCTCATTGATTTCGCCCTGTGCGAGGCCAGCGTAATCATAATTCGCAATCTCTGTCATTGAACAGCACCTCCGCCGATAAAGAAGTCCTGCTCAACTCGACTAATCGTACCCGCGATCTCTTTCGCAAGCTGCTTGACAGCAAGCTTGATCTCCTTCCTTGGGCGCTCCTGCTCCATACCTCGCATTATCAGTTCAGCCGCCGACCCTTCGATTAGACGGAGAGCATCGAGGACGATGACGTCCAGCGCGTCGCGGCTGTTGTGTTTATCCTCGACTTCGCGCTTGTTCAGGCCGAATGGTGCATAGATCGACCGCGTGAAGTTCGAGAAGGCGCGCTCTGGTGCTGTCGATCCACCCGTTTCATCTTCGTATTGATTGAAGAGAGATATGGCGTCGGTCAGGCTGAGCCTCGCTTCCTTCCCTGCCTCCCGCACCGCAATCCAGTAGTTGTTCCGGCGCTCAAGCGGTGACTTCTTTTCTTGCTCAACAAGTGTGTTCATGGCTATTGCCCTTTCGTGGGCCTTTCTTTGCTAGTGGGGTATCCACACGGCGGGGGCAATCTGGATGGCCGTCCAGATCGGTAATCCCCCGCCGTTCCGCGAGGAAAGGCGTCTCGCGAAAACCATCTTCATTGCGGTTCTTAGAATCTCCAATGCACAGCACCCAACCGTCTCCGATTTTGGTGAAAGCTGATTGATAAATCGCTTACTTTCCAATACCTTAATCAAACACCACCTCCTTTACGGAAGGCTTCGCTTTCAGATGTTGATGCCAGTCATTTCCCGGGCCTCTGCCGCTAAAGCTCTTTCGAGGACGCTCATCTCCATGCCACCATTTGAGCCTGCCAGCACGACCTTGAGCGCGTACTCGTGCACGCTGGCTGGCGTAGTGCTTATGATCTGATCTTCTAGCTCGGTGATCTCTGCATAGAGATCGTCGCCATCGGTTGCGTTGAAACGCTCTTGCAGAGTTAGCCAGCGGTCGAATGCCTTAACGAGCGCTGAGGCTGTTGTTGCCGAGGCTACCCCTGTCGCCAGAGTTGCCGGAATCCCGGCCAGGACGGCGCGGCGGTTGGTCTTTGCGCTTAAGGAAGTCATGCCTCGACCTCCCACCCACGGCTTGATTGGTAGTGAGCCTTTGGCCCTGCGCCGTCATAGTTCGGCGGGAACGCGATGGCCGTGATCTCTTCTTTGTGGATAATGATCGAGTGAAAGACCTCCATCCCCTCGGGGGCATCGACGGAGATCGCCTCCTTTAGCGTGAGACATGCAGCCCGAATTGGGTCGGTTTCGGCTTTGATCTGTGTAGCTGCAGCGCCAGCAGGGAGTGCCGCGGCGAGCCCATGAATGAATGTCCGGCGGTCCATTATGCCAACTCCCGCTCTAGAGCCGCAGGGGCGGGATTGCGCGGGGTCGGCTTAGGCAGAACCGCTTGTGGGCCTTCTAGGCCACGGTCAAAGAATGCTTTGACCTTTGGGCTACGTGCCAGATCGGAAAGCTTGATTTCTCGTTGGTGATTACGTATTTTCATGACGTTATCCTTTTCTGGGGATTTCATCTGGGCCGGTTAGCGCTGCAACGCTTCCGGCCCGCTTCATTTCTACTTTGCATTTTTTTCTGCTTTCTCTGACGGGCTCTTCATTTGGACCTTCTCTTCCAGTGCAAGCACTACGAAGGTGTTCATGCTCTGGCCAACCGATCCGGCCGTCAGCTTCAGTTTGTCTCTCAATACCTCTGGCAAACGAAGGGTGACCTGAGTCACCCCCTCACCTGCCCTTGGTTGTATTGCTGAACTCAACTTGGCCTCCGCCATGCTATTACCGTGCGATTAGTATTACGGTGATAGTATTGCTTGTCAACTGATGATCGCGCAGTGCTATCAAAAAGGAGGCGCGGCATGGCAGAGAGTCGTACAGGCAGAGGTTCTGAACAGTTTGTAGTCCGCCTCCCTGACGGGATGCGGGACCGCATTAAAATCGCTGCGTCAATAAACCAGCGCTCAATGAACGCCGAGATAGTGGCTACCCTTGAGGAAACATATCCTCCGGTGTCTGATCCGCATCTCGCGGAGATGCATCAGCTTCTTTCTCGGTATCTAAACGACCAAGTGAATTTTACCGACGAGGATGAATACCGGTTAAACACGCTCATCGTCGAGTACCGGATGAAGCAAACGACCAGCACACCCTCCTCTGACCACGACAAAGAGTAACCCGCACAGGAGCGCGTCTGCGCTTTCGTGAGCCTAGGGACTAGGTTGCGCCGTCGATCTCAGCGATCTTGGCCTCCAAAGCAGCAATCTCCTTTGCTTGATCGGCGTCCGGCGTGGTGTCGTGCCGAATGTCCACCAGTGCGTCAATCAAAGCTTCTTTGGCCAACTTTGCTTTGCCCTTTGCAAGCAACTTCTCTGATTTGAGCATCGCATTTTCGACCCGAACCTGATCTCTTTCACGAACCAGTTCTGCGATGGCCGGTTCAACAGCTGTCACGTCCTCGAATTCGATCAAGAACTTGTTGAGGTTGTCTATCGCCTTAGCATAGCCACCTAGGCGTGCCGCTGGCGTAGCTGCGCTTTCCCTCTTAGCACGGGCCGCGAAGACCTGACTGTTTACCAGCCTCCCTATTGCTCCGCTCCGAATGCTAAGGAACTCCGTCTTGATTTCGGGAATGGGCACATCAAGCGTCGGAACCGAAGCGCGGTAATAAGGCTCCAAACGATCCAGAGCGCCCAACGCGACATCACATCGCGAAACGATTGTTTTTTCGTTCTTAGAGCGGTCAACGATCTTTCCGCTCTCGACCACAATCCGACAGAGGTTGGCTATCTGCGGAACGTGTTCATCCGAACATCGACGACACAAGCCGTTGTTGTCGGTCTGGAGGAACAGTCCTCTCCTTTCGCAATACCTACACTTTGCCAAAACAATCTCCACACAGCCGCACTGGGTATAGACCAACCGCGAAAAACAGGCAAAGAATTCATCGTGCCCCAAAAAGCTGAGGCTGGATGATCAGACGAGATGGTATTGCTTTCGATTTAGAGAGAATTGAGCTACAATTCCCAGATCGACTGACTGCGAAGACGAGAAGTTGGGCAATGAGCTTTGCTGACGATTACTCCGAAGTTGATGGTATGACTGTCGCGGAAGCGGTGGATCAAGCGAAAGAACTGTTTAGCGAGGTGACTGAGGAAGATCCTCACTGGCTTTTCTTCAACCAAGGCATGAACCAGTTCTACAACGACCGTGACAGACCATTCTCGGAACTGAACGCGGAAAGGAAAGAAGAACTAAAGGGTTACCTACAAGAGTTAAACTCAATCAGGGACATCTACCTAGGGATAGCTCGATCTGATTACACCAACGAAGCTCCGAAATTCAGCTCAAGGAACTCCGCTAGAAACCGTTGCCTTGCTCATGCACGCTCCAACTTCGGGCTCTGTGTATCGTCCGGTCGGAGTTTGAGAGATTGCGAAATTCAGAGGGGGCGGGACGAGTTCTTATGTAGTTTGATTAGCAGCGGAAATGGTAACGGAAAGTGGGTTTCGTTGTTTGCAGACATGGGCTTCAAAGGGCAGAATCTAATACTTGGGAAAGGAAGATACGATGACCTGAGAAAACTCAACTTCGATAGGAAGTTGAGCTCATTCAAGCAATCTCCGACCACTGGAGTTACGTTGTTTCCCGATCTGAATTTCGGCGGGGTTCCCGGAGACTATAAATACCGCTACTGGCACCGAGATGACATGAGGGCTGGAGCATATGGTGATAACAACGTTCGTTCAATCATCGTCTATTAAGTGAGTCTTACCGACGCGCCTAAGACCATCGCAAAGCCAGGACCCCGCTCCCATGATGGCTCTTGCACCCCAATAACCACGCAAGGATCAGCACATGACGAGATGGGTTTCTAACCACCCCTTTGTGTCGTCCGTCCTTTTGTTTGGATACATGATCGGCGTCTCAAAGGTCATGGCCTTCGTGGGGGAGCGGTTCGACACGAGCGTTGCGATCTTTGTCTTTTGCGCTCTTGGGGCGGTCTTCATGTATTTCTGTTTTGTGATCGCCTTCGCTATTATCAAGGCGTTCAACTGAAGACAAAAGCGTCACCAGACAGATTTGAGAGATCGGATAGAGAAGAACTCACAGTTTCGTGTTAAATGGATACTGATTCTTGAATACACTTGTTTATTAGAATGATCGTTCTAAACGGGGGGTAAAATGCCAGAACCAACAACAGCACTTGTTCTCGCAGGTTCCGTTGCTCAATCTGCCGCAGAAGAGTTTGGTAGCAGGGCGGGAGAAGAGATTGCAAACCTTGTATTCGGTGACGATGAAGCCGATGACTTGGAGCGCATACAAGAAAAACTCAAGTTGATGGACCAGAAATTAGACCAGTTATTGGCCACAACTCGCGCAACGAACGTTCTCGTGTCGTTGTTGCCGGGCGTAATGGCACGCATCATAGACGAAAGATTTCGCGACGAAGCTTGGCGTTCACTAAAGAGCGGCAGGGATGTCTTGCTGAGTCTGAACGAATGGCACGGAGGCGTTTCTTTAGATTACATTTATCGTGCTTATGAGGCTTGGCGCACGGTCCTTGATCTCGAAGACCGAATGGAGGAGTTGATTAAGCTACCGGCTTTCGCACAGTTCTTGCTCGCAATGACCAAAGGTGCGGCGTTGGATTTGGTTAGATCCAGCCTAATCGTTAAAGTTTCCACCATCGCGGCGAGTTCGTTGGAAGCCAAAAAACGGCTTGAGGAGGCCCTACTCGAAGCCGAAGGTATCATTGGGACAGAGTATATCTCGTCCGGTTCGCTCCTCGACGCAGCACCTTGGATTACATGGACAAGAGCACCGGACAGGTCGGTCAGGTCTAGACGCTGGATCGAAGTTGGAGGAATGGGCTTCAATGGCCCACCGCCAGGTTACTACATCGATGTAGAGGAGCCGGACACTGTGTGGAACACCGCTGCCAGTGAAAAGTCTGCCCGGCTTGCTGAGATCCAGTCTGGTCTGGCCAGATTGGTTAGTGTTCTGGTGACGATTGAGTTTGCCCACGCGGTGCTCTCGAAATACCTTGAAGCACTAGAAAACTATTCCGCCCCAGTCGAGAGCATTCGGACCATACCAGGGAGTTTCCCTTTTCCGGAGGAGATGGTCATCAACGAGTAAGGCTCTGAGAGGGGAGTCGAATTCTGAGACTTGGCGTCAATGGTTGTAATCTCGCGGTCTCTTCATCATCTGTGCAAAACCGGCTTTCAGCGCGTCGTTAACGCCCTTTCGGTCCACCACAGCCTCCGTCAATGGTGATGGCGTGTGCTTCTGATCGAACTCGCCCAGTGCGGCGACGTAAGCCCTGCTGGCCGCGATAACGGCCTCTGCGCCCCACGGGCCAATGCTGACCCCACTCAACCGTTCGAACGCTTCAATATCCACCCAATCCAGCGCGACTGGCCCAAAACCACCACCCTTGGTCGGCCCACAGGACAGAAGAACCTCTGGAAGGTGTTCCAGACTTTCAATCTCCGGGTAATCCACCACCTTCCCCGCGTTTACCAGCTTCCGCCAGCGAGGCAGTCCATCCTTTTCCTCGGTGGTTGTTAGCCATGCATGTTGCCTCGCCCACAGAACTAGCTGGTCGAGGCGCTGTCGAAAAAATTGGCGCGGTCGGAGATGAACCTGTCTGCCTGATCAAAGCACGGCGGGTAGCCCATTATCACCTTCATCACGTTGTCGAAATCATGCTCAATCAAGAACCCCTTAGACTCTGGGTCGCTTGGGGCATCATTCCAAACAATGTGAGACCACCCGGTGACGCCGCTTGCGACGGTCTCAAACGCCTCCATTTCCGCTTCCGAGAACTTGACTTTGCCGCGCTGCTTTTGAGCGCGATTGAAATTCGCAGCCTTGCGCTCACGGAACGCCTTGCTGTCGATCCCGATCATCTTGAACAAACACGGAAACAGCTCATGCCCCTCTAGGTCTCGGTCTGTTGTGACCTGCCAGCCCTTTTCTGGATGCTCATATGCGTAGAGCGGGGAGCCGTCCGGCGCCAATAGGTGCATCTCTTGTGCTTGGCTGGATTTTAGGGCCGAGCCGATTGCGTTCAGATCCATGTTCATTTCCTTGGTCACTGGTCACGTGCGGGCCGAGATGGTGTGACCATGCCACCCCGGCCCAGTCCCGCGCGGGAGTTAGGCTGCGATCTGCACCCAATCTCTGTGATCGACTTCGATAGTTGAGGTCGCGGTCACAACGTCATCGACGCCACCGACATTGGCCATGAACGACATGACAAGGCCCATGCACCAATACTCAGTGCCGTCCTGCAGCGTGACCCCAACTGCAACCGCATCGTCACTGTCACGCGCCGTGATCATGGCTGTCTGGCCTGCATCATCTGGGTCGAGGGCCAGCTGAGGATTGATCGTCCCATTGTTGTAGCTGCCCTTGCCCTTCTTGGTGGCGCGGCCGGCAAGAGGATTGTGTGTCACGAGCGCGTACTCACGCCCGAAGAAGTCGCCGATATTGGTGATTTCTCCGACGATGGTTGGGGTTAGTGCCCCGTATCCAACTGCATCGAATGTAGCGGGCGGCGTCGCAGAAATGGACAGGGACGCGCCCGCAGCCGTTTGATAGGCCATGGCCTTTTCCTTTCAGGAGTTTTGGGAAGACGCCTCTGAGGGCGCGTGTTGTCCGGTTGCCCGGATTACTTGACCGGCGTTAGCCCGTTGCTGAACTCAACCAGCGTTTCGCCGTCAGCGGTTGTCGAATCCATGACGACGCCTGTGTACACAACGTCGCCAAAACGAAGGAGCAGATCGTCGCCCTTCGCTGGAGCCTTGCCTTTGAAAACAGCCGCTGGAAACAGCTTGTCGCCGCGCGGCATGCGGATGAGCCGCGCATTCTCAATCGCTTTGGAGCCCGTTGCCGGTTCGGGCGCGCTTTCTTTGGTCATGGAGGTGATCCTTTCAGAAGCCGATATGGAATTGTGATGCTGCACCGATACTCGGTGTCTTCTTGGCGATAACCGCCGATGGATGCCGGGCCGGAAACCCTTGCGTCACCCAAGTCTTGGTTCAGCGGAAACAGATCGAGGACCGGTTGAACCAGATCGCGCATTTTGTTGGGGCCAAGGCCAGCCTCAACCACCACGTCCACTTGCAAAAGCAATGTACTGGACGTGCTGCCTCGAAGAGAAACCGCCCTCGACAAAACAGGCCCGTCATAGACCTCATAGCGGGGTGTCACCCCGTCCGCCTTGACGTTCGGCCATGCAGTGTTGGGCAAGTCAGGCAGACCCGCCAGCCTCTCATGGGCGGCAGCCTGAACGGCGGTTATCGATGTCATGTCAGTCTCTCAGTCTGCGGGCGTTTCTGGCGACGACATCAGGCCACTCCTGCGCGGCCCCGCGGACATAGAAGTCTGGCCCCTGCCCTCTGGCCCCATACTCCCGCGCAGCGGCGTAAGCGGCTGTGTATCCGGCGTAGATCGTGTCGTTCATCGATGCGCCAAGGATCGTTGAGGAAGCCTCGCCAATCGAGAAGCTGTATTCTTGCCCAGAACCGGGCTTTGCGTTCGGGTTGATGGTCGCCATTTCATCAGTCGAGACAACTAGGCTATTTCGGAGAAAGCCGGTCTTGACCCGCATCCGACCGCCTTGCGCGACCGGGCGCTGCATGATCTCAATTACGTCCTGTGCAGATTGATTTCTAACCAGGACGAAATTTCTGATCGCCTTGTCCGACCACCGTTCAAGCGTGGCCGTAAACTGCCCACTCATGTCAGGCAGCCATGCTTAGCCAGTTCACCTTCGTTTGCATGTAGCACCGGCAATGGATCACCTCTGAAGCGGGCGCGCCCAGGCTCGTATCGCCAGGAAACATCATCCGTGCGCCCGATGGGCTAATGAACGGCTGGTCGTGTGGAACCTCTTGCCCATCCATGCCCTTGTGGTTGTCGCGCGTTCGCGCATCGCCGGTGTCGCTCCATTTCTTTGTGACGGCTTGGGCGGGAACCTCTCCACTCTCGACAATCTGGTTCAGGCCCTCCTGGCGTCCGGCATTCAGGGCTTGGATTGTCTCTGTTCGTGCAATTCGCTCGCCGCGCCGCCGCAACAGGCCGTCTGAGTATCGCCCCGCGATCCGGTCAATGTCTGCTTGGCCGAGCGGCCTGCCTTCTCGGATGGACCGACGAACAAGCGGGTCAAAGCGCCGATCACGCGCCCGCCGGTCGAAATAGTCGCTTGCCGTCGCGGGATCAGCGAGCGCGGTTCGCATGTTCTGGACGTACTCGGCTTCCTGGCTGGTCAGGCCGATCAGACCGCCTGTCTGGCGCGTCCCGCCTGCGGCGCGGCGCCCGATAATATCAAGCGCCGTCGATCTCGGATTCCGGCCCTCTTGTAGCCCACGGAGAACCGCCTGCCGGACCAACGCGACCTGATCCTCTGTGATCTCCCGGATCAGAGTTCCCGCTCTCTCGGCTACCCACGTCTCCGCTCTCTGGTGGCGTCCCTGGAACCTTACGATCAGTTGCCCGCCCGTGGCGGGATGGCGCTTTGGGAGCGAGTTCAGCGTGTAAGCCCCTCCGGCAATGAAGGCATCAGCAATGGCCTTGTCCAATGGCGCGAAGAACTCAGGACCAATACGAAGTGCAGCTAAGACAGCCTGGACGTCACCGCGGTCAATGGCGGCCTCGATAGCAGTGAGTTGTGCGGTAGAACGCACATCATCAATCGCCTGCAAGAATGCCGCCCGCAACTCAGGGCGCATCCGCGCGACTTCTGCATTGAAGCGCTGGCGGCTTTCACGTGGCAAGATCAATCTCCCACAACAACACTGTACCACCCGGCGCAAGGGGCCGAACCTCTATGATCTGGTGCTTAACCTGATCGTCTGTCCAATCGCTAGGCATACCGAACCATATCGCATCGGCCTTCGTCGGCGCAAATTCTGCATCTGTTGAAACAAGCAGAGTACGGATGCTCTGACCGATCAGTGTCCCGTCACGGTCACGAACGCGCTCGATATCCTCGATCACCGTAAGAGCGTGAGCCGTTGGCGGACCGAAGGTTGGCGCATAGTCTGGCCCGGTTTGGGTGCCGGGGCGGATGAGGCTGACCACGTTGGGAGTGCCGTCGCCAATCTCTGCACCGGCTTCTGCGATTGCTGCGGCGACCTCTGCCGCGATATCCGCGCCGCTCATACTGCCAACACCGCGGGAACGTCCGGTAGTATGTACGGCCTCAAGCGGCCTTCGATCTTAGTCGAGACTGGGTACTGCGCCCCGCCCTTCTTGCCGGTGAACTCCCATTTGATAGTGGATACTGCGGTGAGGACCTTGGCGTCGGAGGGAGTGTAGGTCTTTCCCCAAAACCCGCCCTTCACGAGAGCGACTGCACCGTCATTGGCGATGCTCAGCTCAAGTAACGCCGCTTCATAGATGGCCTCATCAACCGCATCTGGCAGAGGATCTTTATACTGCTTCTGAAAGCGCCAAACATATTCATCTGTGACGTAGTCGCCACCTCGCGTCAGCGCTGCCTGTGCAATCGTGTCATTCGCGTCTGTCGGCGCGCTGTTACCTCGGGCGTTGTGATAGGCGCGGAATCCCGCTAGATCAGCCATTCCGCGCCCTCACTTACTCAGCCAGCTTGCCATCGATCGCTTCCTGCAGCGACTTGGCTGTCGCGCGCCCATCGTACTCGACGCCAAGACTATCGGCTTGGGCCTTGAGATCTGAAAGAGGGTCGGCTTTTGCCTTACCAAACTCCAAGCCAGCAGCCTTGTACCGCTCGACCTCAAGGTCAGACCAAATCGCATCGACCTTGGCGGACTTGCCTGGCTTGATGACGGTGAAGCCGCCCGTTTCGCGGACAGCCTTTGTTTTGAATGTGGGGTTTTTGATAATCACCTTGGTCATGGCGCCCCCTAGGTCCGCGTTGCGCGGCGTAGCACGCGCGGCTGCTGGCACATGTAGAGCGGGTAGGAATACAGTTCACCCTTGGTCCACATGTTGCGCTGACGATCCGGCACGTTAATTGCATAGACCGACTGGCCGGGGGTGTTGACGAACTGAAGGGCTTCCAAGGGTGAATACGCAACCTTGAAGACATCACGCGCGCCGACGGGGAAGAACTTTGCTTCATCAGTCGGGATTGCCACCGTCGCGTTGTCGTCCGTGCCGCGGTAGTTGTGGAAGGTGATACCGCCAATGCGGAAGCTTTCGAAGACCTGCCCTTGAGCTTCACGCAACGGGTTGGCTGCCTGCTGCTGCAGATAGAACTTCTCCACATTCGGATGCGAGATCAGAGCGTCATAGAAGTCATCGCCAGCCAGCGCATGGATCGACGCCGACGCAAGCGACCCCTTGCCAGAGCGCGCCATGCTGCGGGCGATGTCCTTGCACTTCTTGTGAACGTCAGTGGTATCAACGTCCAACTCAAAGCTTACGGCAGCCGGGATGGCCTCGTTAAACTCGGCTGAGTAGTCATAGATGACAGTCGATCCGTCAGCATCCAGAAGAACACCCTGCAACGCGCCAAGGCGGTGATGCTCATGGGTAACTTCCATATCGTTGCGGATGCGACCGAGACGGCGCCCGAACTCGCGCTGCACGCCCATAAGTTCGGTTTCAGAGCCAGTGGCCCGAATGCCGTCAAGTTCGTGGGCATAGAGCGTAAAACGTTTTGCGAGGCGTGTCGTGCGCAATGAAACCGCGTCACGATCCTCACCGCCCAGCACGTCAGGTGGTGCGCCATCGGCCGAGGTGGGAATAAGCGTTAGACCGCCCTCAATCCGATCAACAAACACGTTTCGGGTCCGGACAGGTTCCGGCTCAAAGAGGTTCAGCGACCCCAAAAGTTGAGGAACGTAGTCCATCTTCTCAACCATGCCCGACAAAGACGTCGCGCTGAAGGCTGAGTTATTGAAAATGTCCATGGTAGCCATGATCAGGCCTCCTTTCAGCGAACGATGATGCCGAGTGCGGCCAAGGCGGCATTCGACGTGGTGATTTGAGCGGCGTCTGCGCCGTCCTCATAGGTGAGATCGGAGCCACGCACTTCGGCATCGCGGGCGAGGTTGGTTGCCTCGAAATCCACGGCAGAGCCGGTACCGTTCACAAGACTGGCAAACAGGATGCCCGCCTCGCTCTCAGAACCGTCAGATGCGCCGGCAGCGTGGCGAACGAACTTGCCAGATGACGTAATCTCGCCAAGCACTGTGCCTGCTTCGAGCGTGGTGTTCGCTGGAACCGTCACAGTGACCTCATCACGCGAACGCCAATCATTCGCCTCCGAGATCATGAACTCGGCCTTGCGTGCGCCTTCCGTAAGAATTGTCATGGATCAAGCCTCCTTGCGCATGGGGACAACAGAGTCCCACCCGTCAGTTGTTTTAGTTGGCGTGCCATTGGTGATTGCGTCTGCAACCACATCGCCTTTGGCCGCGTCCTCGGCGAGGATGTCGAACCGGGCGTCGATGTATGCCTCGGCCTTGTCTGCCACGGCTGCATCGCCCAACTTTTGCGAAACAACAGCCTTACGAATGTCCGCGTCGGACATGCCCTTGGCGTCGAAGTCTTTGACAATTGCCTTCGCGGACGCGACGAGATCGGCGCGAGCCTGGACCTTGGCATCAAGATCTGCGTCGGAAATAGCCGCCTTCTCCAGATCTTCGATCTTGGCGTCTTTCTTTGCGATTTCAGCGTCCTTTGCCGCGATCTCAGCGTCGTGCTTTGCCTTCGCATCGGCCATGGCCTTCGCCTGGTCCGCCTTGAAAGCTTCGATCTTCGGTGCATCGGCAACCGCGACTTGCGCGGCCTGATCGCCCAGCACCACAGTTTGCAGATTGTCGGCCATTTGGCGTCCTTTCATGTCTGCTGTGGGTAGCGGGGCCACGCCCCATTTGCCCGCATTGTCACCAATGCGGAGTTCAGAACCGCCTCGAGCGCGATCTACGAGCGCCAAGTGGTTGATTGTGATGGGTCCGGTCTGGATCGCCTCATAGGCGGTGCCGTCCGGCGCTGTGCCGTCCTGCATTTTGATCGGAGTCGAGTACCCCATGCTGATTTCGCGCGTCCCGTCGCCGATAGCGCGGATCGCGGCAGCATCACGAACCATGATCCCAACCCGGACGACCTCGCCATCTCGCGCGATATCGTCGCCAACGTCGCCGACAGCGTGTGCCTTCCAGTTTTCCGCCGACACGTCTTCGTCGGGGTGCCCGAGCGTGATCGGCTTCCCGGCAAAAGTTGCGAGGCTGTCCTTGTGAAACACCACCTCTTCCGGTCGATAGACGACGATGGGGCGCTCATCTGTCAGGCCCAACTCCGTACCGAGATAGGTTTGGCATCCTGTGCGAGCGCATGCGATTTCAGCCGCAAGGTATCCATCCCGCGTAACGCGGGTTCCCGCCATATCGGCGGTGTCGGTGAATTTCATAGTGTCAGACCTCTTCGCCCTGGAAGTAACTGTCTGCGTCGGCCTCAAGACCCGGAGCGATGCCAGATTCGGTAAGGGCGTTGATCAGCGCCTTAGACAGCGGCTCTTCTGGAACCAGGCCATCCATCCGATAGACCCGTTCAAAGGCTGACGTGATCTTGTCGCCAACTTCGGCGCGTTCCTTGGCACTTGGCTGTCCCAGTGGTCGCCAGTTGTAGAAAATCTCATCGGGCCTTGAGCCGAGTGCCGAGCGGATCAGGCATTCGTCCAGCAGGGCCATCGCTGGCTGCATTTCAAGTGTTTGGATGACCTTGACGGTGTCGTGATAGTTCTTCTGGTCGCCCTCACCCGTGGCGTTCAAACCGGCCGGTGACTGACCGAATAGCCGCGTCATCGGTATGTCGGACACCGCCGACACAGTTTGCATGAAGCGATCCCACAGCTTATCAAGCGATCCGAAATCTGCTGACTTTTGGGTGTACTCTTCCTCAGCGTCCAGAAGGAGCGCCTTGGTATTGCTCTTCGCCAGCAAGGCCAATTGGAAGCGCTGGATAATGTTTGCCTCGTACTCCGGCCCACCGTTTCGCAGGTTGTCTGTGAAGCCCGGAACCGAAATCACATCAACAGACGCCTCATAGGTCAGCGCCAAGATGTTGGCGGCAACGCTGTCGACTGCCTTCACAGCCTCTAGCGTCGATGTCAGGACGCTATCGCCCCAACCAGAAGCTGCCGAGGCCATGTCTATTTCCGGCAACTCCCTGCCATGGAAGACAACCAATCGACTTGGGTGGACTCTTACGCCCGCATCAAGCTGGTAGAAGGATGGCTTGCCGTACCCTTCAAGGCGCGGATCAGTCTCAATACCCGCTGCCGACACCCGCGACTTGGGAAGCACTGTCAGATATTGCAGACCGCCACGTCTGATCGTCTCCGGGTTCATGGGCTTGGCCGGGTCAGTCTCCCCGGTGCCAATGTAGATCGCTGCTCCGCCGTAGAGGCGGGCAAGGATTTTGGCTTGTCTCACAAGCCCCTGAACATGAAGCCGGGACTCTTCGGCCTCGATAGCGGTGATCTCTTTAGCGCCCGCTTGCCACTCTCGCCACTCTCGGCACGCATCCTGCGCCGGTATATCTACGATCTTACGAGCCAGCCCCGATGTGCGGTAGGCTGCCTGTAATTGCTGATCATCAGGGATTTCCAGATAATACGATGCCGACGCCGCTTTATCGCGGGGAGAGCCAAGACCTGACACGAGGTTGCGCAGGCCGTCGAAAATAGTCGTCATATTGCGCCCGCCCAAGAATATGTGGAGCCTTCAAGCATCAACTCCGTCAGCGCCCACACCAGCGCGTCAGCACGGTCGGGAGAGCCGTCACCCAGATATCCAGCCGCCGTGAAGTTACACATCTGGTCCTCAAGGTCCGGGAAGTCGCCCACGTGATGCACCCTGCCCTGCTCGTAGAGCGCGCTGATTGGCTCCGCCCGAACTGCCTTGCCTCGACTGGCAACAACCTCCTTGAAGGCTGCCTTCTTGTTCGCAGTGGCGACCGTGAACCTCACCATGTCGCCGCCGTAGTTTCGCTCCCCGACAATCCGGTCAGCGCCATAGTGATCATATCGCTCGACCGCGCGCCTACCCCATCCCTCGGGCGACATCTGGCAAGTCGCGTCCTCAAGGATGTAGGCGTCCCCATCGACGCCAAGTCCTGCGACAATGATCCCGATATCATCTCCACCGCCGTCACCACGTGTCCCGGATGGATCCACAGCAACAACGATGCGTCGTGGCTCTGGGGCCTCTGCTACTCTTAGAGCGTCGATGCCCGGCATAACTTTGCCGTCAGGGGCTTTTCTGTCTTCAAGCGCCCAGAGAGCGCCATGCACCTCGCTCGCCCATTCACCGGCCTCAAACCGCAACCGCTTGGCTGCAGACATGCTGGCCAGCACATCAAAGTATTCGGCAGGCAGGTTCTCCGAGTTGTCAGCCGGGTTAACCAGCATCTCCACGTACTGTTCCGGCTGCGGCAGCGTTTCCTTGGTGCCTGGCTTCACCTTCGCGCGGAACAGTTGGTACGACCAATGCAGTTTGGACGGCGGATTGCAGTCGTAGTAGGCCTTTAGCGAGAGATGCGTCCGCCCCGTAGCGGTCGCGATCTCCGGAGCAAGCTCGACCTTCTGGGCCAGGCGAGACATCGCTGTTTCAACCGACGCCCATGGAATCTGGCTGCTCTCGTTGAAGTAGAGCGTGGCGTATTCCTGGCCGAGGATCTTCTCGACCCGCTCCTTATCGTCCAAGCCCCCGATCCAGATTTGCGATCCATTCGGCAACTCGACAAAGAAGTCAGTCTTGTCGAAGCGCACCGAAAGCGTCGGAAAGCAGAGCTTGAGAACCTTCGGCAGTGTGTCCGACCAAACCGATGTCTTGGCGTGATTGAACCTAAACCGGAATATGGCGTGGCGCGACCCCGGCGCATTGATTGCGCGTTGGATGATCGCCCGGATAAGAACGAAGGTCTTGCCTGATCTCGATCCGCCGCGAAGCATAATGTTGCGGGCGGGTCCGGCTAAGAGCTTGTTGGCCTCCTGTTGTTTGAGCGTCAGCTTGGATGTCAAAGCTCAGCGTCGGTTTGGTCTACCGTCAGGGCGATGCCGCCGATATGCTCTTTTTTGTCAGCCAGCCCCAAATCACGGGCAATGATGTTTGGATTCAGGAACTCAGCAGCCGCCCCCTCGAACTTCTGTTGACGAATGATCTCTTCGGTTCGCGTAATGACCTCCGACAAATCGGGCCGCGAAGATCGCCATTCATCCCACGTGGAAACCGCGATATCCAAGAAGTTGCACAGGCCGCTAATCGTCATAGCGCGCATCTTCGGCACCTCGGCCATTGTGACTTGGCCCTGGTATGCAAAGGGTCTCGCCTCGACTAGCGGGTTCTCTTCAACCCAGTTGAAATACTCTAGGCACCTCTCCCACAGCTCCTCGGGGTTCTTGAACTTGGGTTTGGGGCCTGCGCTTGAGCGGGCCTCCCAGAAACGGTTGCCCTTAGCGAAGCGCCCCGCTTCATCTCGGTCGCTCATGGTGTACTTTTCCTAGGTTTGCATTTCGGAAAACCGGCAGAATCTGATACCGTCTCCAAATTGAGATTTCTGAATTGGAGATCGAGATGAATAGCGAAGACGTAAAGAATTGGGTTCAGTCTATTGCGATTGTGCTTGCAGGCTGTTGGGCCTTTTTTGAGTTTGTCATCAATGCGCCCAATCGCGACACTACTATCGCGGAGTCTGAAGCCGCTTTAAGTCCGCGTGTAGACGCCCTGGTTACATCAGAGGTGTTTGGCCTCACCAGAGAGAACTTCGAAGCTCATCGCGCTGCCACCTGCTCTTCAGATGCCGAAACACATGCTTTGCCTCTCGAAACTCGCATCTCCTACTCAGCAACGAACTCGATGACCGCCTCAACAACGATCTCTATTGAACGAGTGGTCGCTCGACGGGTGGGCGGAACACCTAATCCGATTACCGCAAACCAGGAGCAAACAGCATTGTCCACGCTTTGGCCCGCCGAAGTCCTTGATGTGTCTGATGAGAACTTTCTGATTGGATCTAGAGATCGCATCCTTGAGCCTGGCGAAACCAATACATTCTACTTCGCGGGGCTGGTTCCTTTCACGTTTCCATGTGAACCGGAAACCGCTCCTGGAATAACCGAGTTTGCCATCGGCTTCGAATACAAGTTGGTTTCGCAAGTCGGAAGCCGTTCCGGAACAGGAGAACATGCGGCATTCGTCGTTTGCCCTGTTGATGTTGGGCTGACTCGTTCATGCAGGCCGACTGTCTCTCCTCTTCCAATCGATCTCCCAAATGACTACTCGCCTGCGACGGATGGTGGTTCCGCCTCAACAACCAATCGCGAAGTAGTCGCCACTCCGGGTGTTCGTAGCGAAAACGCTTCGACTACAGATCAAATGGAATCAACCCCAACTTGGAGGCTCCTAAATCCTAACGCGCTCCGTAGCTACAACCCATCAGACCTTGATGCGATCATGCGAAACTATTGCCTGTCGCTTCCGCTTCCCGAGCAACCGTCTTGCCTTAACTTCAGTGATGGTTCTAACGAGGTTCCATGGTCAATTCCAAACGCCATGATAATGGATGCTCCCGCCCCATTCGATCCGGCTTACCCTTTCTTTGGCCCGATTGATGAGGGATCAGTGGCAACCAACCCAAGCCTAAATCCAGAGCTAGAGCTATACGATGGCTGAGCGGATGAGGCAGCGGAGACGGCTATCGCATAAGCACACCGACTGATTAGGCCAGAATCAAAAACGCCCAATCTTTCAACCGGGCGCACATCTTCGATGTTCGTGTTTTACCCCCCTTTAGCGTTTTGGTCAATAACCAAGATGATCAGCCACGCAAGTCATCGCGCCCTGCAATTCCGACTTCACGATATCATGTCCCCGCTTGAGCTTTCGGATCGGCGTGTTGTTCCAACAGATTTCCTCAACGACAAACCGGAAGTGGCGCGGAACCGCATACATCGCTCGGTTCAATCGGGACGTCACATCGCAATGCACAGCCGCAAAGGCATCTGGCCGCGTGGATGTATCGACGCGCTCTTTCGCTGGCGACCCACTAGAAAGCTTCTGGGTGGCGCAATAGGCATCCCTGATCTCCCGCGCCGCCTGATACTGCCGCAAAGAGAGAAACTGCAACTCATCTATGACCTCGATGCGGCGGCGGCGGGCGCGGCGGTTGGGATCAGGCCGACCCTCATGGTGTAACCGCTCAAGCATCGTGCCAGACAGTGCTGCTGGCGTCCCTGTGCCGTGATCGCCGGTATAAGCCAGCGTCGGAGACTTACGCTTCCTCGCTCTGGTGGCCGCTTTCTTTCCCTTGCCCATCCTGCCTCTCGCCAAATGCTGCTACTGCTTCGTTGATGACCGCCTGACGCACCCAATCGTCTGTGATGTCGTCAGGGACCAGTGTGGCCCACCCGCACTTGTGCCAAAGCGCCTTACGCGCGGCGTGGTTTCTCTGCTCAGCGACCTCTCCGGTTGGTTCAGGAGATGGCCCGTGGCTGTATATGCTCGATACACCTGTGCTCATTTTTGCTGTTCAGCCTCCTTCGCTCGATACTCAAACCGGTCGTTGCCATAGCGATCCTTAACGCGCCGGCGCTGGCATCTGCGCTCCCGGTGAATGGCCGTCAGGTGCGTCCCCGCACCTCTCCCGCTCATGCCGATCCTGCGCCCGATCTGCGATGCTGTGGCCCAACAGCTCATGCGTTTCAAAACAGACACGGTCTTATCCATGCGGGCTTCTGTGTCTGGACTCCGCTCACCAAGGTTCGAGCGCGGCAAAGGAGGACCACCATGCGCATCTTCGTGCTTGCGAAGTCGGAGCCATTCTTTACGCAGCGCCGCTTGATCCATGCGTGGAATGATTAGCAGTGGGGTTTGATGGGCCATCTCATCACCATGGGATTTCTTCTTCGGGACCGGACCCGCCGTACCCGCCTTGGGGGGTGGGTTGGGTGTTGGAGTTCTGGCCGTCTGGCTTGCCGTCCAGCATCACCAATTGGCTGCTGAACGGACGTAGTGTGATCTCGGTCGAGTATCGGTCCTGCCCGCTCTGGTCCTGCCACTTGCGGGTTTCCAACTGGCCCTCGATGTAGACCTTTGACCCCTTGCGCAGGTATTGCTCCGCGACCCGGACAAGCGGCTCCGAGTAGATCGATACCTGGTGCCATTCGGTGCGCTCCTTGCGCTCACCTGAGTCCTTGTCTTTCCAAGTCTCAGACGTGGCGATACGCAGATTGCAGACCTTTCCACCGGACTGGAAGGTTCTGACCTCAGGGTCTCTTCCAAGATTGCCAAGAATTATGCACTTGTTGACTGATCCGCTCATAACTCACGTCCTTTCTCTTCGTTGTGCTTGCGAACGCCGTAGATGACGCTGGTGTGATGAAGGCCCAGGCGACGGGCGATCTCCGCATAGGGCCAGCCGTTGCGATGCAGCATGTCCCAGAAGTGCCACCGCGCGCGGGCTAGCCGGTGCGGTCCGCCCTTCTGGTGTGCGGCTGTGATCTCCGATGGCTTGTAGCCGTAGAGCGACGAGACCGAAGAAAGAGCACGTTCCATCCTCATGCTACCAACCCCCGGGCTTGGACCTGCTCAGCCGTCACCAGACCAGCCTCAATCATGGCCCGGCACATCTGCGGGGGGCAGACAGATGGGCTAACGAACGTTCCATCCCGGATACTCTTAGCCCAAAGCTCCAACTTAGCCTGTGGATCGGCGGGCTTGGGTGGTTGCCAGCCCTCATCCTCCCAACGGCGCTTGCTGAGATAACGCGTCGGATAGAGCGGGGTTCGGTCCTTGTGGGCGTTCATTTCCCAAGCGTACCAAGCGACAACACTGTCGAACGCAGCTTGACGATCATCAGCATTCATGCGCCGCCACTGCGCCACAGCTCCCGCTTTGTCGTTCTTGCACCCCTTTGGAACCCTCTCCCAAAAATCTGAGAAAGATGACGTACCGCCCCCTGGGGGGCTTTGGGGGGTATTCTGGATTCTAGCCTCTGGCTTCTGGGGCTTATCCGGTGGCTTATCCTCTAGGTTAACCGACGCCGAATTTATCCTTTCTTTTGAGAGATTTGGATTTCCACCCTTACGGCCATTATTGCGCGCCGTTGCCGCCTTCTTGGCTGATCGTGACATCTTCCGCGAGTAGATGACGTTCTCTCGCGTGCGGGAGAAGACACCAGCTTCCTCAAGCTCGCGAACAAGGTTCGGGAGTTGGTCCGATGGTATCCCTACCAACGCGCTGAGTTGCGCATCTGTCGGGGAGTGGCCGCCAACAAGAAGATGGCCGTAAGGGGTGGATTCGTGCATGAGGCAGATCATTTCAATCCAGAGTCCTCTTGCTGCCGCCGAACACATCCGAAGTTTCGGATCTGAACGCCAGTCTGTCGGGTAGAATTTGAGCCATGGATTCGCCATCAAGCCTCCGCGCTCAGGTGGCCTGCGGAAACTCGCCCGAACCGCTCTGCCAAAAACCTGAGTTGGTCCATCTGGGCCTTTGCCCCGCCCGGGACTGAGACGGCGTGCACAACGCACGTGCCCGACACGACATCAGGACAGCGCATGAATGTGCCGCCGAGGAGCCACTTGTCGTCGGGCGTGGCCCCCATTTCGTGCAACAGATCGTGGAGCGCCTTGAGCCGGTTGTCGCTGTCGCCCAAGTGATTCTCGGGCAAGCTGACATCGGTCCAGTACCAGACATCCGGCAAGAGGCTGCCGAACGCCCCGGCGGACTTCTGTTCATTCATCCGCCAACCCGCTTCATTGCACCACGCCGAGTAGTTCGGATGCTTGCGGCGGTTCTTGCCCATGCCAGTGTAAAGCTGGTTCACGGACGGGGGCATAGGGAGGGTGATTGTGAATTCGGTCATGCCGCCCGCCCCACAAACTCGGTCACGCCCTCGGCGTTCTGGTCAAAGAGGTGCCACGCACAATTGACTTTTCCGGTGTATGGACTGTCGGGAATCCATTTCACCCGACCGACAGATACGATCTTGCGGAGATGTGGCAGGTACGGCGCGGCCTGCTTGGTGTGGACCCAATCTGCATCGAACAAGAGCCACGTCGGACGCATGGCGCTGAAATGCTCGATCATCGGGTGGAGGATGGAGCGGGTCCAAGGCGGGTTGGTGATGATGTATTGGGCTGAAAATAGACGTGTAACCAGGAGCGCGTCCATTTTGCCTACGTGGGTGGCCCGAGGCTCAATATCGGTGCCATAGCCCTCGTGGCCCGCCTCCAAAAGCGCATCCAGCAAATCGCCTTTGCCGGCGCAAGGCTCCCAAAACAGTGACCGAGAAGGGAGGAACCGCAACAGGGGCGCAACTGCTTCGCATGGCGTGTCATACGCATCCTGTGGGCGGCGCTTGAAGTCAGATCTCTTACCCATGCCCCACCTCCGCGCGCATCAGGGCGTGTGTGGCGCCCTGTAGGGCTTTGAGGGTGGTGTGTTGGGCGCGAGTGTCTCCGCGTGCGCAGGCAGCGTCGTAGGCCGCTTGCGCGTCATTTGCCCGTTGGGCGAGGATGGCCCGTTGTTGCGAGTATTGTGCCGCAAACTGCTTAAGGGCGCGGAGAAGGCGGCGGAGGAAGGTCATGCATCCTCCCGGCTTAGGCCATTGAGAAAGCCCCACTCGTCTTTAGCCTTTTGGTAGGTTGCCTTCGTGACGACAGGGCAACTGCAGGCGGCAGCCTTTAGGGCGGCGCGTGAACCTTGGCGCGCGATGATGTATCCCCGCCCTAGGCGCTCGCGCAAGTAAGCCTCCATCGGCGGTGGACCGTCGCCACGGCGCAGGGTCTGGCCGTCAAGGAAGAGGCTGTCGTTGTTTGCTTGGAATATGCCCGCTTCGATCATACGCGAGACCAGGGCCGACGACATCGGCTTCATGCCGTTGATACGCCAGACCTCGTGGCCGGACTCTGTCGTGTCAGCCATGATGTAGCCACCGGCATCCATGGCCTTTACCGCCATGGTGACAAGCTTCTTATCGTGGGACGAAAGCTCCATCATGCGTCCTCCAAAACAGGCAAGGTCTCTGTGATTTCTTCGAGGTATTCGCGAACTAGCGGACGCCGGATGCGGTAGCGGATGACTTTTGTGAGTATGGGGTAATTGCGCCAATCCCAAGACTCCCCACCCTTCGACCCAGCAACAACAGTTTCGACTGGCAGATCGCCTCGCACGGGACAGAAAAGCCACACCTGGACCACTTTACCTGCGCACGGACACCCCTTGCCGTCATGCTCGATCCATGGCCCCCACTCATACTGCATCACGCACCTCACGTCGCAAATCCGATGATAGCCAAGACGGCAAAAAACAGAGCCATCCACGCCCAGGCCGTGCGCCCCATGCTCATCGCATCACGCTCTTTCCAGACGACCCACATGAGGCGTCTCCATTCACCCATCGATTTACCTTCTGGCATTTTTTCGGGCTTGCGGAATGCAAACGGTCCAAACATCACACACCTCCGATGATTGCGGCCCCAATGGCGAGGCCAGAGAAGAAGCCGAGAAAAAAAGGCCCGACGCCACAGAGGACGCCGAGCAGTTGCCGGTGCGATCACCGGATGACCCGCAATCAGGGAGGGAGACGGAACGAGGTTGCGGGTGTTTATTCATTAGCGGCCTCGATAGCGTTTGCCGCCAAATCGAGTTCATGTGCCTGGTTTGAAAGGTCAGCCACCTGTAGTCGAACAGCGCTTGCCCGCTCCCGTAGACGGCGAACCAGAATTGCGCGATCTCGCTTCTGCTCCGGGCGGTTAGTGCTCGTGGGTTTGTCAGCCATCACGACGCCTCCGCAAAACCGTGGTGCCAGGGAATGGTTGCCGGGGATGTGGAGCCGCCTCCCCGGCGGGCGGCATTATACGAAGCATCGGCCTCGCTCTCCTGACGCGCCACCGCAGGCCACCCCTGCGCGTCTGTAGGGGCAGTACGGACGGGTAATGGTCCGGCCTTGGTGTTCTGTGCGGGGGTCATGCACGCCTCCGCTCAATCTCGTTTGTCAAAAACTTTTGAAGTTCAACCAATTGGCCGGAAATGGCCTCGATGACGAAACCACTCCCAACGCAGAACCAAAGAAGTGCGGACACAAAGGCCCGCACAAATCTAAGCAGCCCGATCATTTCCACCCACCCAATCTCTGTATGCTTCTTCGCGCATCTCCCGCAGACAGCCGGGATGCATCGCATCTGCCATGCTGGTGGCTGAGCCGTTGGGCGCATTGACGCCATCCCACCAGTTGACGGCGGTCTGATAGCGGACGTTGTAGTAAAAGCTGACTTCCTCGGGTCCGGCGTAGTTGCGGCGCAGGAAGCGGCTGAAATAGCGCTTAAACTCGGCGCGCCAGAACAACACAAAAACTTTGGGCCATGACATTTGAGAGGTTCCGTTCTTATCTGTTTCTCGTGTCGGAGAAACTTGAACAGGAACAGCGGAGGACACTGGGGAGGTCACGGTGTGGCCTCCTTGGTGTTTTTGGGTGCGGCTTTGGTCGCGGGCTTGATGAAACTGAATGCCGCGTCTGGGCATGGAATGTCCCGTTTCTCGCACTCTCGTTTGACCACCGAAAACCATCGAGAGGGGAAAACGCCAGCCGTCAGCGCGTTGGAAAGCGCGGCCTTACTTACTCCCAGACTCTCAATGAGTATGTGGCGTCCAAGCTTGTCGCAGATGATCTCAGCGTCTGTCATAGCATTGATTTAGTACATTTGTTATGTACCGTCAATGCTCAGCGCTTATGGACGTTCATTTTTTGTGGACTGCGATCTATCCATTTCCCATGAACACACAGGAAAAAGAGCGGCTTGCGCTGACCGGCGACGCGAGTGAGATGGCATCCGGGGTGCGTATGAAGGCGGCGCGGCTAACCACCGGCCTTGGCCAGGAAGCTTTCGGCCAGCATGGCGGGATCGGGAAGCAGGCGGTCAACAATGTTGAGAAAGGCCGGTCATTCCCTTCACGCCCCATCATGGTGTACCTCTTTCGAGAACACCGGATAGACTTCAACTTCCTTATTCTTGGTCAGTTCTCTCAGCTTCCCGGTGACGTGCAGGATGTGCTTTTCGAGAAGCTAAGCGACGTACACAGTGAACGGGATCTAGAACCCAGTTAAGGTTCACACCTAAGCGCCCCACAAGCACCAACAGACAAAACGTTACGCGATTCATAGCACCTCCCCAGGTTACTCTTATTCTTGACTCCGCCGTCTTGCGGAAAGGGGTGGCACGGGATCAGGCCGTCAACAGATCGACCGGGCACTACACTGTCAGGATGGGGAACAAATCAGGAACACGCAAGCCGCATTATGTTGTGGGGCAAAGTTCTTTTGAGCGTAAGGGTTGGCGGTGGTAAGTAAATCTGGTGAGTCGGACAGATGCAAATTGACGGGCCGCCGAAGCGCTCCGCTGAATGATTGTTGCCCAGGAAAACATGGCCGAAACGCCGCTAGTTCTTGTTTTGTGCTGTACTTGCTAGTATATTCCCGGCAAAGGAGGCTACGTATGGCAATCAACGTTCAAGCGGCAGCCAGGCATATGTCGCAGCGCTCTGGCTGGACGCTATCCAACCTTCAGCTTCAGAAGCTCATTTACTTGGCTCACATGTTTTATCTGGGTCGCACGGGTGGCGACCCGCTTGTGAATGGCCATTTCGAAGCGTGGGACTATGGCCCGGTCCACCCGGAACTATACCACCGCGCCAAAGTATTTGGTGCGCACCCCGTAAAAGACGTGTTCAGCCCTCACCCCAGTGTGGCGGGAACGCCAGAAGCTGAACTGCTCGATGAAGCATATGACGCTCTGGGTTCCACCCGCCCCGGGCAGCTTGTTAACGCTACCCATAGGGAGGGCGGTGCATGGGCAATCAACTATATCCCAGGCACGCGAAGGATTCCGATTCCGAACACTGATATCTTGGCCGAATACAATGGGATGGAAAGTGACTGAACCCTCTGATCTGCGAAAGCCAACTCGGAGACTCTCTGGTCTAAGCGCATCGGAGCCAACCAAGCAAGAGCAGCAAATACAAGAGCTTCAAGATGATCTAGCGGACGAAAAGGATGCGCGCCGAGAAGATCAGTTTGTCTTCATAGTCATTGTTGTGATTTTGTTCGACATCGTGTTCTTCACTTTGATGCCCACTTTCGGCGGGCCGCTAGCGCTCCTCGTCCTTCAGCTTCTGATACTCATTCCTCTCGCAAGGCGCATGGGGATGGAAGAGATTGCAAGGATCCTGAACGGAGTCATCAATAGGCTGGCAGGCAAGACCGGGAACGGCGAATAGAAGCCGGCGCCAACACCAAATCCTAACACCCCCACCCCGCTCCGGCGGGGTTTTTCTTTGCGGTGATTCTCACAAGATTAGATCGATGTACATTTATTTTGTACTTTTGTGTTGACTGTACATATTTTATGTACCATATTCCTCCCAACACCCGAGCCTGCCTCACAGTTGGGAGAGACAATATGCACACCCCCTACGAAGATCGATTGCGGCACGTAAAAGCCGCCGCAGACTTAGCGATCATCGCGCAGCTCATCGTTGTCTGCGTTGTCCTCTCTGTTGCTGTGGGGGTGTTCTGATGGCCCGTCATGACAACATCGCCGCCCTACCGGCCACGACGCCGATCTTCATGCTTGAGCTTAGCGACGGAAATGCGCCGTTCGGTGTCTTCGGGGCCGATCTAGAGGCCCTTGCCGATCAAGTCTTAGAGCTTCTGCCGCACATGTCGCAGATCGGAGATTGGCGGGAGTCCATCGTCATCGCAAACGATGAAACCCACGAATGGGTCAACACGCCAACACGAAGCGAGAAAGCAATGATCTTGGAAGCGGTCGCGCGCTCTCTGCTCGAAACGCACAACCCAGAGCCTAACGACATCGGCGGCTTCTACATGTGGTTCGGGTGGGACAGCCCCTACCCCGATGGCCTCTCCGAGATGGTTGAAGGGACAGAAGCTTTTGACGCTGCCTGCCGCGAAATCACCGCCTCGCGGGATTGGATGGATCACCAAGCAGACATGGCAATCAAGGAGGCGCGTGAGCAATGAGAACCGCTGGCCAACATGAACTACTCCGCGCCTTCATTGAAGAAGTTGCCGAGTGGGACAAGGCAAACCCCAATAACCCATCTCACGCTCTCACCTTTCGATGGTTTCGTGACGCAATGCGCAAAGCCAATGACCGCGCTGAACGTGAACAGAACAACGAGGCTGCGTGATGAAACACATTGACGCCAACACTATCGCTTCGGTTGCGCAGATGATCCGCGACATGTGCGGCGACGACCTCGACGACATGACGCTGCTGGATACACTGGATGGCGAGATTGACACAGGCGACCTGCTCGACGCCCTGATTGCAGATGAGCGCGCCGCCGAGGCCATGCAGAAGGCCATCGCCGACCAGATGAAAGGCATGGCTGAACGGAAAGAGCGCTTTGCGCGCCGCCAAGCGGCATCTCGCTCGGCGATGATGCGGGTGATGGAGGCCGCAGGGGTTCGGAAGGCGGAGCGCCCGAGGGCTACAATCTCGCTCGCGGTGGGTCGCACAAAGGTGGATATCACCGATCTGGAAACTGTTCCCACACAACTCTGCCAGATGAAGAAGCAACCCGACCGGACGGCTATCAAGAAGGCCTTGGAGGCGGGCGAGACCGTCCCTGGGGCTGAGCTTGTTACTGGCGGCGATACGCTAACAGTGAGGGCTTCGTGATGAACCTGTCTAATCTGTCAGCCGAGTTTCCCCGCGAATCCGTTCACTGGCGCGTCCAGGGGCAACCATACAAGGGCCGCGATGGCTATGCCGCCCTCGCGTTGGCCTATATCGACGCGCGCGACGTTATGGACCGCCTAGATAATGTCTGCGGCCCTGAGGGTTGGCAGGATAGCTACGAAGAAACCTCGACCGGCAGGACCATCTGCACACTCTCGATCAAGATAGGTGACGAGTGGATCAGCAAGTCGGACGGTGCCGGTGGAACGCAGGTTGAGGCAGAGAAAGGCGGTCTCTCTGATGCCCTAAAGCGCGCCGCCGTGAAATGGGGGATTGGCCGATACCTCTACCGCCTCGACAGCCCGTGGGTTGCCTGTGAGGTGAAGCAGGTGGGCAACAAGGTTCAATGGAGGTCCTGGGCGGAAGACCCGTGGTCGAAGGTGAAGGTCAGCGGGTATCAGCAAGAGGCCCCTAAGTCGAAACAGAAGCCAGAAATGACCCCCGCTGAAAGGCGCGATTGGGTCCAAAACAACATCAGCAAAGCCAAGTCGATCGACGGTCTAGACGCGTGGCTTAACCGCCCCGACATCCAGGAGGCAATCACCGGCCTGCCCGAGCCGATGCAAAACGAAATCACCACCGCCGCAAACGCCAAGCGGAACGCGCTTGATCCGATTACATACGGCGATCAGGCAGTGGGGGCGTACTGATGCCCACGAAGATCCTCCGCGAAGATCGACATATCGATGCGCTTGCAGTTCTCCTGCGCGCCGTCGACCCACCTATCACGGTATCATGGACGAAAGGCGACCCACGATCCGGGGCGCAAAACCGGCTGGCACAACGCTGGTTCAGCGACATCGCCCGTCAGTTCGGCGACCGGACTCATGAGGACGTCAGGGCAGACTGCAAGCTGCGTCATGGGGTGCCGATCCTCCGCGATGGGAACGAGGCGTTCTGCGCGTCCTACGATAGAGTGTTGATGCACCTGGGCCATGAAGAAAAGTTGGCTGCGATAAAGGCCTTCGACCTGCCTGTCACACGCTTAATGACCGTCAAGCAGATGACAGCATTCATGGATGCCGTTCATGCGGAGTTTGCTGCTTTGGGTGTCCGCTTAACGGACCCCGACGCGCTGAAATACGAAACAGAGTTTGGCGCGGAGGTGTTGGCATGACCATAATTCTCGCCCTCGCACATGCGTTCCGGTTCAACGCGGAGTTCCAGCCTCACTTTCTCTATCTGGGCGCATTCATCATAGACATGGCAATCGTGGAGGCCCTGCTGTCATGAGCCGCATAGCCCCCATGCGCCCACCCGTCCAGAAGGTGAGCAACTGCGTGTCCAAGAAGCTGCGCAACTTCGCGCGTGGTCAAATGTGCACCATGCAATTGCCTGGGTGCGACCGCAGCGGAGAAACCACGGTCATGTGCCATATCCGCCGCTTCACAAACACCGGCATGGCCGAGAAGCCGCATGATTTCTTCGCATATCATGGCTGCGCGAACTGCCACCGCAACGAAGACAAGGCCGGAGATGACGACTTCCTCCGCGCCCTGATCATCACACAGAACCGTTTGTATGAAGCTGGCCTCCTGGGGCCGCGTGAGTAGGAGAGAAGAGATGGATTTAGAAGTTGGCACAGTGAGAGAGATCAAGCAAATCTATATGCGGCATGAGTGTCACAACTGCGGCGACCCAGCCACTAAGCGGGTTACGTACCTTTTGCCTAATGCGCGTCGAAACCCGCGATCAGCGGCCTACGGACGTGACGATGTGTCCTGGTGTGCGGACGAAGAAGTCTTCATTTGCGGTGACTGCCCAGAACCACAAATGGAAGGATTCGAATGGTGCGCGTCGTTCTCGGGCGAGCGATTCCAGCACATGCTTCATGAATTTGTCGAGATCAGCAGGACTGACACACCCCCGGAGATCACCCAAGAAGGGGAAAAGATATGAGCCTCTATGCCGACAAGTCAGTTGATATCGAAGTCTTGGACAACGGATATCTGCTAACCTGGGAAGACAAGACAAAAGGAAGTGGCCATTGGGCTGCAGTGGACCCACGCCTCGAACCGAAGACCCGAGGACGTGAGGTGATTGAGACCAAGGCTGCTCTTATCAAGCGCCTCAAGCAGCTTCTGTAA